AGCGGCAGCAGCGTCAGTCTTCGAGCGGAATGATGGCCCAGGCATCCAGACGTTGTCGAGGTAGAAAACTTTCCAGCCGGTAACAATCTTCATTGACGAGACAGGGTTAGCTGGGGCATGTTGTTCTCGGTTCATACGCAGTTACATTAAAGCCCGTTGGGCCGCCAGGTCAAGCGGGCTCTTATTGCGGGTTGGTGTAATGGCAACATTTCGGGGTATCGGTGTGATCGAGCCGAACAACCGAAGAAGGGGGTTCAATTCCTTCACCCGCAACTTCATTCTGGAAAGTACCACTCCTGGCTCTCGTCCTGGATCCCCTCGTCGATATCCTCGTCAATATCCTCAGGGGGCTTCTGATCCAAGACGAGGACGGCGACGGAGATGTATTTGGTTAGCAGGGGGATCAATTCTTCAACGGGGAGTCCGGTTCGGCGGCTGAACAGACGAATGGCAGCGGCCAATTTATTGAACAACTTGTAGTTCTGGTAATCCACGTCGTACCAAGCAGCCAGTTTCTCAGTCAAGTGTTGGGCCATTCGGGACAGTTCATTTGCATCCATGAGCGGATGATACGGCGAAAACGTTTAGTTGACAAGGCGAAGGTTGCCGTGAATACTGAACAGATGAAAGTGATGCTCTTTGGAGCGAGCGGGTGGGTAGGAAGTCTCTTGAGAGAGACATTTGATAGGCACGACATCGTGTGGGTGCCTGTTTGGCGGGAGATGGCGGCTCAGCCGGCTACGTCGATTGCGACGGCGATTTCGCAGGCGGGGATCACCCACGTGGTAAATGCTGCCGGTGCCGTGGGGCGCCCGAACGTCGATGCGTGCGAAAACTGGCCAGTGAAGCAGTCGGTATGGGAAGCCAACGTCTTATTGCCGGCAAAGCTGCGAATGGCTACAGACTGGGCGGATGTCCCTCTGGGTCACGTGTCAACCGGTTGCATCTTCAGCGGTCATCGGGTCTATGAGGAAACGGATGAGCCGAACTTCTGCCATCCACCGGTTTCGAGTTGGTATTCGCACACGAAGTGGTTAGGCGAACAAGCCTTGGACAGGTCCCGTAGCTGGATATGGCGGATTCGCATGCCGTTTGATTCATCGGGTAATGCTCGAAGTATCCTGGTTAAGATGTTGTGCTTTGAGCGACTGATTACTCGCTTCAACTCGATGACTTACCTGGATGATTTCGCGGAGCAGGTTGCGAAGACGTTGACGGGCGACGTTCCATTTGGAGTGTACCATATGGTGAATGGGTGGACGACGTTCATGGAGGTGGCCGAAATACTTCGGGAGGCCGGATTTGAGAGGGAGTGGAAATTTTTTGATGATGACAAGGATCTCTCAGAGCAGCTGATTGCGCCACGGTCGGCGGCCATGCTATCGTCCGTGAAGGCGTGGGAGGCAGGGCTGAAGATGATGAGCATTAAGGATGCGCTTCGCCAAGCCGTGAATGGTATGGGCTATGTTCCATCGAAGCTGCTATGAGTAGACTTACCCCTACTGGCGGCAGGATTCGGCAAAGGGTTCTGGCCCACTCAACCTCTCGCGAGTGCGAGAGCCGTCAGTAGGGGGATATTGTATGGTTTCTGCAATCCACAAGGGTCCCATCGTGGAGGAGTTGAAGGAGAGTTATCCTCCTGACTTATTAGATATTGCCATCGGGAAAGAAGGGTCGGCCGGCGTAGTGACGAAATGTTGGGCATTAATGTCTCAACAATTAGGTCACTTAGAGCTAGCTTATCGGCGAGGAATTGACCGAGGGAAACCGGAGTGGATCGAAATTACAGAGGAAAGCCGGCCGCCGCATGACACGGAGGTGCTGTTGTGGAGTCCGCCGACGGAGGGCCAAGAGAAAGGTGAGGTAGAGGCGCGGAAATTTTCGCAAGGCTCACGCAATGAACTGGGAATCTCGAATTATTCTCAACATGCGTACGCCACACATTGGATGCCGCTGCCGGAATCGCCGAAGACTTTTGCCGCGAGGTAAACAGGCAAGGATCGGAACTAGAGTCGGAGGAGAACTCCGAACAGGGTGCGATAGGTTAGCCCTTCATTGAACATCCGATCACTTGCTACTTCAGCGAGAACTTCAGTTCGCACACGAGGAGGCTGAACAGCACGCAGCTGCCGCTCCATTGGACACCGACCTTCCAGTTCCAACCCCCACCGAACCGGCCCATGAAATTGGCTGCCGAGCGGTGAGTGAACCTGATGTGTAGACGCCTGAATGTAAATTCAACCTCCGTCCAAGTCTTCTCGTAACCCTTCGGTGTCCTCATGGCATGGCCGGCATTGGCATGAAGTGGGTCGGGCTACATCGGCCCGGGGATCCGAGGACCGTGAACTCATTAAGCCCCCTCATATATCTGCCGACATCCGGGGAGCTCATGCCAGGAAATGCGAGCAGCAGCGGCACGATAGTCATGGCATCCGAATGTAGGCGCGGATGCTCGAGGATTTCGTGAGCCGGAATCCAGTTGTGTTCCATGGAAAAACTTTCGCACAAAGGGGTTGACTGTTCAAGGTAAAATGTTAATTTGGCGCTTATGGCTGAACAGGACAAATTCCGGGATCGGCGAGCTCAAGGCCAGTTTGCGGGCAACACAGCGGAGTTGAAGGATTTGCTTGAGGCGATAGAAAAGATACTTGACCGGGCGCACGCTCTTGACAAGGGGCTAGGTCCCGATGTGGCGGACGCAGCTACCAAGTTGAACAACTTCATATTTAAGCTCGAGATGCCGCTTTCCGTGGCTGTCCTCGGGATGCTACGCCTTGTCCATAAGAGGCTCCAGAGGATAAGGGTCGTAGATATCATTCCAGGAGATGAAACAAACAACTGAAAAGCTAGGCGATTTGGATTTAATGCCCTTTGGTAAGCACAAGGGCGTTGCGATGCAGGATGTTCCTGCGAGTTACCTCCATTGGCTATGGACGCAGCGCGGTTATGACAAGGGATCGCCTGTCGGAGTCTACATTGAAGAAAACCTGGCAGCTCTAATGAAAGAGCACCCGGATGGCATTTGGTTTGACTGATTCGACGCCAGAGGTCGCAGCGCTGGAATGGCTCCGGTTCAAGCGACAATGTCAGATTACGGCTCTTGAGCGATGGGTATTCGCAGACACGATCCAGGGACGCCCAGACGTATGTGGGGTGACCAAGCAGCGGTATATGCTTGAAGTTGAGATCAAGCGGACGTGGAGTGATTTTAAAGCGGACGCAAAGAAGTGGAAAAACCACGCCATTCCCGCGACGAGGCAACGTTATTATCTTGCGGACGCCTCATTAGCGGAGAGGATTTCGGTAGACATTGCGGCACGCAAGCCGAAGTATGACTGGGGTGTTTTGATGCTGACGGGCGTGCAGGAGCGGTCCGGTTACACGCCAATGTGCCGGGTGCTTCGCAAGTGCCGGCCGAATCCGGCAGCTAAGCAGCTGGTGAACTCCCAGTTATGGGCAATGATCGCAAAAATGAGCAGCACCATGGTGGTGCTGCAAGACACCATAAGAAGACACGAGAGAGATACATGAAGAAAAGTATAGTAACAGTTATCGGAGCGCTTCTCGCACTAAGCCTGAATGCGCAACAAACCAAAGTGACGGAAATCACCTCATTCACGATCAAGACCCCTGGATGGGGTTCCCTGGTTCAAGAGACGACCACGTTTTCTTTTTTTGAGAACTCCCTGACCCAGACGACAGCGACCCACTATTGGGATTACACTACGTGGCATGGATGGGAGTGCGGGCAAAACTATTGGGCGAACACCCGGGACGCGAGAGAGTGGTGGAACAAGGGGGTAAATTGGACAAGCAAGGGCTCAAATGAGGATTACTATCTCGATGGAGTGTTTGTTGGCGCATGCCAAGACACCCTCGGCCTATACACGGGATCGCCACCAACGAAGTGGAAGAATTACCTCGCCGAGGTGCCCAACTTTACGGACAGCAGCGGGACGGAATACCAAGACTACCTGACCCCGAAGGTCTCAGTCTATGTGGACGGGAGCCCAAGCTTCATCTACGACGTGACTGTCAGTAGTTGGGTGCGCGTTTACGATACGATTACGCACGTGAACCACATTAAAGACTGGCGTTCGACTAGCCCGGGAACAAACAACAAGTGGTATAGCCTCGAAGTATCAGGAGCGATCAAAATTGGTGGGATCGTGGCTACCTACAACGCATCAACGGACAAGCAAGAGGTGAGTTTCATGAGCCCTGGGGGCATGTGGGTGGACATATCGACGAGATTCGTAGGCGATCTCCTCGAGAACTCCAACGGCGCAAGAATCCTCTTCTCGAAGATCGAGAATATTGAGGTGGAGTGAAGGAATCAGACATGGCAAAACACGACAGTCAGCAAACGGCGAACAACAAGGCGCTTAATGTCCCATTGGCGTTAACCGACAAAGGGCGTGGCAGCACCCATTACAAGGGAATGGCTATCGAGCCGATGGAGTTTGCCATTCGCAACCAACTGCCCTGGGCGGAAGGGGAGGTGATCAAATACATCAGCCGTTGGCGATTGAAGGGTGGGGTCGAGGACCTCAAGAAGGCGCAGCATGTCCTTGATGGCTTAATTTGCTGGGCGGAGGCACAAAAATGAAGATCGTAATCTCGGGCGGATATCGAGTTGGAAGCACCTGGGCATACAATGTGTTGCGAGGCTTAACCGGGTGGCCATCTTTTGGGGTGAGCGAGGGGGAGATGAAGACCCACCTTGACAGTCCCGGCAACAGGCTTATCAAATGCCACATGTGGCGTCCGATTTACCTGCCTCCGGACGACAAGGTCAAGATTGTGTTGCCAACCAGGTGCTCGGAAGGGGTTGCCGCCAGCCTTTTAGCGCTAGGTCAAGACTACCGAACAGCGGCGCGGACGATGCTCCTGGGTGAACAGTATTCTGACTGGCTAAAAGCCCATGCTCACTGGGTTGACGGGGTGTATGAGCTATTCTACTGCCATATTAAAGACCACCCACAGGTGCTTTTGTGCAGTTTGCGGTCATTTGTGGAAGTGTTGCAAAAGCCAAAGGTCGATCTGGACATCATTCGGAGGCTTGAACAAGCCAGAGTGAAGGCTGAGTGCTCGGCCATGACTGAGTCGATGGATCCGATCAGCCACTTTCGGAAAAATCATATCACAAATTCAGATCCAAAAGATATCCCTGAGGCCTTTTGGGAAGTGGTGAAAGAAATGAAAGCGAAAGTGTAAGTATGCCAACGACATTATACCAAAATTCGACGGAGAAGTATGAGATTACAGTAACGGAATCGGAGGATGGGAGCGTAACTTCCTCCATGACTTCAAAGGCGGCATCGGATCCAGAGCCAGACCCAAAGCCCGGCGAGGAAAAAGTCTTCGTGCTACCTGAACGGTCGGACGACATTTGGGCAAGTGCCAACGTGGCGTTGAGAAGCGGCCCCGTAACGCTAAGATTGATGGAAAATATGGGAGTTGGCAGGGCTCATGAGCGACTTGACCTCTCGAAAAAACAAACATCGGAGCACCGGTTGACGATTAAGGGTCCAGGGCTAATCCGAGGGATCAACAGCCAAAACCGTGATCATAGGCAGATTTCGAACGTGACTATCGAGCATCTGGTTGTTGAACACGGCATGCCGGACAAATTGATATCGATCAGTGGGTCAGATTGGTTGATCAGAAACGTTACTGCCAGGCATTTGGATACGGCGACGAACGGGCCAGGCATTTATGTTGTGCCGACAGCGCGAGCGCCGGAAGGTTCATCTCAATTTGCGTCTCCGGGGACGAACATTGAGATCAACGGGTGTGACATTGGCCCGACGTACGGAGAAGCAGTGTATGTTGGGGGAGGGGCACAAGAAGGCAATGGAGAACCGCATAGAAATATCCGTATTATCGATAACAACATCCAGGATCCTGGCATTTTCGGCGGACAGCCCGATGCAATTGATGTGAAGGTCTGTTCGAATGTCGAGATTAGGGATAATCACATTGAGGGGATGGACGGTCAGGACACTGGTCGGGCGATCGTGACGCAAGGTGTAGATGGGTTACGGATTGTGAACAACGAGATTAGGTCATGCCGGAACTGTGAAGATGGCTGGATAGCAATCAATGATACCTGGCGTGTCGCTAGTAGAGTCGAAGTCCTGGGGAACAGGATCATCAACTCAACAGGCATCAAGCACGGAGCGATCACCATTTACGGAGCGTTGGATCCAGTCCGGGTCTCAGGCAATGAGTTTAGTTTGAATGACGGGCCAGATGTCTGGCTTGCCCCTGGAGTGGTAAGGCAAGGGACAAGTATTGGGGGCAACGAGATAGAACTTGCTGCGCCTGGTGACCTGGAAAGGGTAGCTTCCGCAGCGTCGCCTGGGGATACGATCTGGATCCCTGATGGCATGATTTTACCTGAGGTTGCGCTGAGAGGAGTTGAAGGCACCGGAAGCAAGCCGATAAGGATTGCGGCCAGCAGTATGTTTGGGGCACACATACGGAGTGACGGGGAGCCAGAGAACCCTCGTCAGCCTGGCGGTGTTTTACATATTGAGGCAAGCTGCCACGATCTAGTGGTGGAAGGTCTGGAAATCTCCAGCACCGTGGCGGATCAGGATCGAGTGTTGACGGATCATCATTACGGTGATGCGCCCCCGGGGACGGCGTCACCCTTGCCCGTCGCCGCTATTACGAATTTCGGGCATAATGTTCGTGTGTCCGGGTGCTATCTCCATGACTGCCTATCGGGCTACGGGCAGTTTGGCCAGGCACCCTTTGGGAACCGGATAACCCATTGCTTGATCATGAACAACGGAGGGATTGACCCGATCGGCAATTCCGGTCATGGGCTGTATCTGCAGAATAACGACCCAAGATTCCCGACACGCGTGGAGGGCTGCCTAGTGTTGGGGAATTTCGATCTAGCGCTCCAGTTTTTCGGAAGCTCGAGCTCCAATCTGCTTGGACTGGAACTGGTAGACAATGCGTTCTATCGGAATGGAGTAATTATTGGGGGGACTGGTGGGCCGGCTGAGAATATTCGCGTGGAGGGCAATGTCTTTTTTGATTGTTCCCTGCGGCTTGGGTTCACCTATGGCCGTCAATCAGTTCATGGTTCAAACCAGAATGGGGAGGTTGCCAACAATCTTTTCCGTGATGGAGGAGGCGCTTCTATCGGGCCGCTGGTGAACGTATTGTATTGGAACGATCTGATTCTACGTGGGAACAATATCTATCGCACCCGCAATTCGCCAGGGCTCCGATTTTTCACGCGTGCGGATGATCGCGACTTGAGTTCTGTGAAGCTCCAAACGACAGGAGTTGGTGAACCAATCGTGGTCGTGTCTCAGGATCAGAGCGCCTCAGCACGATTGACACGGGAAGATTTCGCAAGGCGAATGAACGCAACGAATACGAATCGCCCACCTGACAGTGCATTCCCGGCACGGGCGTGGAGCAATCATGGTTGGGTTACTGGGGTGGGTGCCACGCATGGGGCGGCCATCACAGATGCTGCAGATGCTTGGAACGTTAACTTCGGGGGTGTCCGAGTGTCACCCAACCTTGCGGCTTCATTGAATCCTACTGATACTGAGTGGTATCTCGCTACACCGTTTGGCGCAGGGATTAAATGGGAAGGGAGCAGATGAGTTTAGCGAGTCAGTTAGGGCTTCCGACCAAGGAAGAGGTCATTCGTCTGCTGAATACTCAGCCGGTGGCAGACCAGGATGAGTCGTACAAGAAGGCTCAAAGGGACTGGGCACGAACTACGCGAGCAGAGAGGAAGGCAGCCGGGCTGTGTTCGACGTGCGGAAAGGATGCCCCAATAAAGGGTCGGGCTACCTGTGAGCGGTGTCGAATGATCCAATACAAATACCGTGAGAAATTGCATGGAGGTCGCCGATCGGCTGGGCAATGCCGGTGCGGCCGGCATCTAGACAAAGAGGGGGCCGCAAAATGCAAAGCCTGCCGAACTCGAGAAGCCGATAAGCGACGGCGGCGAATAGCGAATCGCCTTAAGCAAGGGGTCTGCACGAATTGCGGACGTGAAAAGAAGTTTAAGTGGAGGCACACCTGCGAGAAATGCCTTGAAACCAAGACTCGCTATAGAAAGGGATTGACGAGTTAAAGGCAAAGAGCAACAATTAACCAGGCTATCCCAGGATAGCTGGTTTGGTTGTTTGATTGGGGCACACTCCCCTCAGGTGAAAGCTTGGGGGGAGTTTGTGTTGTCAGATGTTTCTAATTACTTCCGTGGCCCTGAGCCCTTTGGGTGTGTCCTCGTAGGTGACTTGGACTTGTTCGTCCGTATTCAAGGTTTTGAAAGTGTCAGACTGGATTGCTGTGTGGTGGACGAAAATGTCGAGGTCCCCACATTGGATGAACCCGTATCCCTTCTTATTGTCGAACCACTTTACGATTCCAACGGATGTTTCAGACGCGATCTGTGATGCCATAACGAGCGAATTGTGCCTTAAGAGTTACCGGCGTCAAGCCCAATGGCATTTGGATCTGGTTGGACAGCCGGCAGGATTCCTTCCGGCAGAAAAGCGTGACTCTCGGGAGTTGGGCCTGGTCCATAACCCGGACGGGGTTCCTTACCAAAGTCGCTGATCTTGGCGATATGGCCAGCGATAGCATCTTCATGACCACCTCGCGGTGCGGGATCGCCACCGGTTTGCATCAAGAAGTCGTCAAAGACATCCCCCTCGGCACGGTTTGGTTTCCCTGTTGCGAAGTTTATTGGAACCGCAATCGATTCCCCTGTCCGGCGTTGTTTTTCTAGTTCAGGCATACGACTAACAATTGCTCCGTTTGTGTCCAGCCGCAAGCTTAATTGGGATTGTCCAAGATTCATCCAAGGGGCTTATCGAGACAGGTATGAGGCGATGCGCCTGATCGGTGTGAGGGTCGACGAACTCTTCACCGGTCCAAATGGCGAGCTTCATGTAGCCTTTGAAGACCGGGACAGACGGATCCTTGAATGTGGCTACTAGGGTGGTGTTCAGCAACTTGGATAGCCGAGATAGTGTCCTGCCGTTAAGAACAGCTTGCAGATTTGCCGCATGCATGTTAAACAATTCCTGTGTTTTTCCAACAAAATTGCCCGTTGTGCGAAGAGACGGCGACGAGTCCACGGTATGCAGCATGGCCTAATATTCGGCAGTGTCAAGCGTGCGGCCTGGTGTTCGCTCAGCGTAATGGGATTCGTGGGGATTTAGTCGACTTCTACCAGGACTACGCTGATGAGGGGTCTCACATGGTATGGCCCGGCCTTGAAGGGGTGGCCTCATCGGCATTGCGACGGAAGGATTTCATGTCTGAAGTGGGAGAGAAGACGGAGATCAACAGCGGCACCGCCATTGATATTGGGTGCGGGTGGGGCGCCTTCATGGTGACATTGAAAGACTATGGGTATGATCCAGTGGGGATTGAGATTTGTAGGAAGATGGCGTTCTGGGGCCGAGAACATTTGAAGTTGCAGATTACGACCTCACCACTTGAACATGTAACGCATTGGGATCCAGTCGACCTGGTTTCGATGTGTCACGTCTTCGAACACATCCCAAACCCATTGAAATATCTAGATTGCGTGAAGCGCCATCTCAAGCCTGGCGGGTTGTTCATTGGGATCGTGCCGAATTTCGGTTCGTATTGTTCCGTGGAGCTTGGGAAGGACTGGTATTGGCTGGATCCGAACTACCATTATGTTCACTACACTCCAAAGACATTGGAGGAAATGTTGGGGCGGGGAGGCTTCCAACTAATGGAGCAGTGGACCCGGATCGGGGATTACACCGAAGCTGAAGTTGCTAAGGTTGTGCGTTCCAGGAACCCTGACTTGGAGCCGGAAGCCGTGATCAAGAAAGTTTCGAAATTAGGGGAGAGTGGGCAAGGAGAGGAACTAAGATTCATCGCTCGTAAACGAAATGAAGAGGCTCACTGATCAATTAAAAAAGGCCCGAGCAAGGGTCGCACGGCTACAAGTCACAGTTATTGAAGAGAAGAAGCGCCGTCGAGAAGCGTCACATGCTGACATTCGCCGTCGAAATGAACGGCGAAAGGCTGCGTTAAAGATGAAGAGGCAAGGGTTTCCTTTGCGGCAGATAGCAAAGGAACTGGGAGTGTCGCCAGCGACGATTTGCGCCGACCTGAAACGCAAGGCCTCGCGTGCGAAGTGAAGGTTTTCCTGCGTGGGGATCAAATGTTGCGTGTCGTAGAGGTGCGCGAAGGCTGCCTGGTACCGGTATTGGCTGTGAAAGGGCATCTTTCCAACGACCCAACCGTCTATTACGCAATCACGTCAGGCGTTGTGTTGTCTCTCGATAAGTGGCGCGAGTTCAAGGTTGTGATGGGCAGGATGTCGAGTCACAGGGTCGACTCTGGGTCATGGCTCTTGAACGCGGAGGCGTTCCGAGGACTGACAAAGGTCGACGGGATTACGCCTGAGAGGCATTTCCGTTGGGATGGTGAGGATCAGTTCGAAGAGGAGGAGCTAGAGAAGCCAGTTCGCGGTGGTGGCGTGTCGGATCCCTTCCTCGTCGAGCTACATCGAGAAGCCAACGTGTGCAGTTTGGAAGAAATGGCACTCATTTGGGTGGCATTCAAGCAGGTTGCTCTGACATGGATCCTTGGGAAGGACAAGATATTGGACTTGGGATTCTGTAAACTTGGTGCGGTTCCGTATCGTCCGCAATGGAAGGAGACGCTTGCGAAAAAGTGGCCAAGGATTCGGGCGGCAGCGGCGACAGAGCCCGAGTTCCTTCGAAGTGGGGTAGCCGACGACCTCTTGTCTCGCGAGCTCCTTGCGATGAGCAAGCAGGATCAGACGATTATGCCACACCTTGAATGCGTATCCACCGAGTCATGGGAAAAGGCATCACGCGGGGTTGAACAAACGCGGCTGCAGCGTTACAACAGGGTAGGTTATGCAGAAAACGTTGTCAGGCGAATCCAGAGGCTTCGAGATTTTGCTCGAGAATCAATTAGATCTTGGGCCGTCAGAGCGAGCTCTCCTTTTGCCTACATTTCTAAGGTTGGCTGTAAGGATGGTTTTCGAATACTGCCGGACACTAAATCCCCTCGGGCTTTGCCGGCTTGCATGGAGCGTGTTTCCGACGCTTTGGTACTCTCTAACAAAGTACCCATCACCAGCGATAGAGCAACGCTCAAGGAACTTGTCGCCGGAGAGACTAAGCTTCTGTCTTAGCTGCCCAATCTTCAACACATCCTTGCTTTCCTGCGGCACCCCTGGGTCTTATGCTGGCGAGGAGCGTATTGGGTGCTGGTGCTTCATGCCCTACGCGGCTACGGCCGTAGAGAAGGTGTGCTGGGCATGGGAGCAACCTGAGAAGCCAAGCTTTGGTTGGCCAAAAGAGCTAAACGGAGACTACATTGGAAACAATGACGGAGACACATCTACCTGAAGTGGCTGATCTGGCCGATAAGCCGGTTGAAGTGGCAGAGCCAGCCTCTAAGCCACTAACGGACGCAGAGGCACGCGAGATACTCAGTGCTGTTGGCATCCGAGAGAAGGGCTGGAGCCGAATCAAGGCCGCCAAACCTCTGCACAAAGAGATGGTTGCCATAGGGGTACATGCAATTGGTGTTACTGAGCACTACTACGGCAACGACCAGCGGGATAAACTGATTCAAAAATGTCGCAAACGAGTCAATAAAGCTGACCGCGACGACAATACTGACGAGCTATTGGCTTTCGCTCAGCTTCAGCGTAGTTTATTAAGAGATCGCGATGAGGCAGTACGCAGCATGGTCAAGACCCATGGGGACGACCCATCTTCGAGGCCAAATAGGTCGAAAGGGGCAGCGCAAGGCCCGATGAAGGGCGTCGCAATACAGATTGTTCAACCGTCGAAAGTCGAAGTGAAGGGAAGCTAATGCCATTTTATGCACCAAATATCACGCATCCGAACGTGACGGATAGCGGGCCACGTAGCGATGGCGGAACCGCGACAGCTACACCGGCTGCGGTTTCTGCGACCGACCATTATTTGCAAAACGGGGTCAGGTTTTCGAATGAAGACTCTGCAGAGGGCCTCCTCGTTTATGGGCCAGGAGACCCGGATGGGTGTTTTGTCCATCCGGATAAGGAGCAATGGTTTCCTGGTGACAAGCTTTCTGAATTTCGTGTAGCCAGAGCTGGGAGCAGTGATGTTGCCTACAGCTGGTACGCCGACTGATGGGGAGAATCGTTCTACCTGGCAATTTCAAGAAAGGCCTGCCGCTGTTTCGTGACTACGGCGGAGGGGCTTCTCTGCTTGAACTGGAAGAGGTAGTTGGATGTCCGGCCCCTGATTATCATTGGCGAGCTGACTTCTTCGACAATTCGATCCCGGATCAGACGGAACTCCTGGCGCCCACCTATCAGTGGACCGACCGTCTCGCTGGAAACAACGCCTTCACGAACGCGATTGGGTTTGGCGCGAGATTCTTCAGGCCTTCGAATCTAGGTGGGTCTTCACCATTTCCTGATCATCAGTGCATTTACTTCAATGGACCCAATACGACGATCTTCCCGAATGTTGGAGGGTTCTTGACTTTGGACACCAATATCGTGCTTGCGTCTACGGACTATTCGTCGATGGCAGTGGGTCGCATGATATCGGCTGGAGCAATTGCTGGGGATGCGAATCTGAATGTCAACACGTCGAACATGATGCTTTATGATTCGTCTGTTCCGGCGTTGACGGCTGGATATTCCGGCAATTCGGCTGCAATTGTCTACAACAACTTAACCAGCGGGCCAAGTTTGCCTGTCAACTTCCTCCTAATTTCGGCGACCGGTGGGGAGAATGGACCTGGCAATGGTTCAGCCTACATCAACAATCGGCAGACGGCTGAGGCGGAGGGGACCTTCAATCAAACGCTGACGTTCACACGTCTCGGGCGCGATCGGGTGAGCCATGTGTCGGCACCTTACGCGGAATGGTATTGTTTGGATTTCGCGTTTTGGGAGACGACGGCGATCACGAAAGTATGCATGCAGGCAATCTATAACAACTATGTGAAGCCTCGCTATCCATTTGTGGTCGATGTGTAAGAAGGGTTAAGGTACCCAAATGGATGAGCAGAGGTGCTTGCAGTGTGAGAAGAGAATCAACGATCTTGAGAAAGCGGTGACAGCCCTCGAGAAAATGGAAGAGGATGTGGGGGACATCAAGAAAGTTATCCTGGGGAATGGAGACGCCGAGAAATCGCACGTGATTCAAATAGACCGGCTGACGCGGTGGGCTGGAGGCATGAAGAAATTCATGTGGGTGGCAGTAGTCGCGGTAGTGGGCATGCTAGTTAAGGACATAGTCCATTTCATCAGGACGGACAGTGAAGCCCTGACGGAGATCCGGAGCGACATAAAGGAACAGAAAGCCCAAATGGCCGAGCTGGTCGATTCACTCAAAAAGCCATGAACATGCTGTATTTTGACGGGAACGCGTCCGAGGTTACGCGATTGATGCCTCCTCCGGCTGTTGCTGGTTCGGGCGAGGCCAACACGGCGTCGAACCTTGGGGGAGGCATTGGCATTTTTGATTCCAAGCTGGCCGTGGATCTTCAATTCCGGCCGGTAGCGTCTGTTTCTGGGGGGATAACGATCGCGCTGAATGGCAGTGTCATTGAGTGGACGCTTGTCCCGGGAGCCATCGATCATGATGCGTTGTTGAACTTCGTAGCTGCCGAACACATTGACTGGACAGGTGTTGCGGCAGGCACAATTGATGTGTCGAATCTCCCAGTCGCTTCCATCGATCATGATTCGCTACTGAACTTCCTGGCTGCTGAGCACATTGATTGGACAGGTGTTGCGGCAGGCACGATTGATGTGTCGAATCTCCCGGTCGCTTCAATCGATCATGATTCGTTACTGAACTTCGTAGCTGCTGAGCACATTGACTGGTCTTCCCCAGGAGCTGGAACGATCGCTGCGAATAATCTTCCCAATGCACACGGTTCGCTAGAGGTCGAGAGCAACGCAACAACGACGACTTTTGCTGGCTCAAGCTCTGATTTTTCAAATGCTAGCCAGATTACTGTTTTCGACACAAATGGTCCTTCAAACAATGCGACGCCAGACCACACGAATGATCATATTACTGTAGGTGCAAATGGGGATTACGAGATGGTTGCCGCAGTGTCGTTCTCAGGCGGGACTAGCGATACCTATTCCCTTGCGTTTTTCAAGAACAATGGGGCGACGCAGCTAGGGGCTCGCACAACTCGGAAGTTAGGGACAGGTGGGGACATCGGTTCTGCGGTAGTAGCTGCCCAGGCCACACTTACCGCTGGGGATACGGTTGAATTGTGGATGCAGAATGAGACTGACACTTCGGCCGCGACCGTTCAGGATTGTGCAATGACACTCAATCGAGTGGCCTAAATCAACATGGATAAGGGTCCAGAAATAAGCGCCACATCACAACGCGTTATTGATGCATTCGGAGCGTTGGCTGGGGCTCACACGGTAGGGACGACAATGCTAAAGCAAGCCTTGGAGGCATTAATCGGAGAGAACGAGGCGTTGAGAAAAGAAAACGAGGCCTTAAGGGCTGAGAAAGAAGAGGAACACCCATGAGTCAATTAGCACCCAAAACTGTCGCCATCACTGGTGACTACAATGCGCTTCGTGATGACCAGCTCATCCTCGTGCGTACGAGCGTTGCGGCTATTACGGTTAGGTTGCCGGCAGGTGCAGCGCCTGGCAAATCCTGGACTGTCATTGACACAGATGGCAATGCATCAGCCAACAACATTACGGTCGAGGCGTTTGAGCCGAACGATCTGGTTAACGGCGCGGCAAGCGTTACGATCGACACGAACTATGGGGCGAAAGAATTCGTCCAGGGGATAGTTCCTGGGTTTGTTGATGCTGCGCTAGGTGGGGCTAGCGGAGGAATGACAGCGGGCGAAATCGAGGCGATCGTCAACCATGACAACCTCTTGGGGTTTGTCCCGGCCGAACATGTGGACTGGGCACAAGAGGATCAAGGGGATATCCATGCCACCAACATTGCGATTGCTGATATTGAGACGGAGGCTGGCACCAGCTACACGCTGGTTCTAGCAGATCACGGCAAAACCAAGCGTTTCACAGCGGGAACAACGGTAACATTGACGGTTCCAGCTAATGCGACGGCAGCTTTCGCGATTGGAACATGTATCGAAATCATTCAATCCGGTGCTGGACAGGTGCAACTGGCTGCCGCTGGTGGAGTGACACTTGATTCGGCGAATGGAACAAACCTGCGAGCCCAGCATGCGATTGCGACTCTGACCAAGATCGCGACCGATGAATGGGTTCTGGCAGGTGACACGGCATAAGCCATGAGGCGCATTATCCGACGTGGGGGCATTCATTCTGGAAACGTCTTCGATCTGACGGCGAGTGCGATCGGAATGTATTCGGTCGCTCGGAAGCTGAATCCGGCCTACGTGGGGTCCTGCATCCGAGTTCGGCGTAATTCGGATAACAACGAGCAGGACATCGGGTTCACTGGTGGTGGAGCAATGGATTCGGCTGCGGTGCTATCATTTGTTGGTACTGGGCCTTTAGACGATGGGTTCATCACGACCATTTATTCCCAGAACCCATTCCAGCCAGACTTGGTTCAGGCGAGCATGGTGCTGCAGCCCGGGATCGTTAACAATGGGGTGTTGACAGTAGGATCAACAGGGAAGCCAGCAGCGGGATTCCAAGGGACCGAGTATCTCCAGACGGTGGATTTCACAGGGCTTTTAGCGCAACCAAATACTTTGTGGTGGGTTGGGCAGCTTGATACCTGGGTGATCAGTCGTGGGATCATGGACGGAAATGATCTCACAAATAGGAACGCAATCATCACGGCAGGCGTGACCCCGAGAATGGACCAGTTTGCGGGCGCGTCAGTCAATGCGAACACGGATCTCGTGATCGGCAACGCTTCTGCGGTTTATTTCGGATTTGACGGGGCGAGCTCCTTTACTGCCGTCAACAACAATTCGAAAGTGACTGGGGGGAATCCAGGGGCCGCTGGAATTGACGGACTGACGGTAGCTGCGAACGCGATTGGGGGCGCCGGCACGATCCAGAAATTCCACGAGGCCTACGTTATCAACGCGGTGAGCACGCCAGACGAAACCGGAAGGTTGGACAACATCAACTCATTCTACGGACTCTTTTAATATGCCATCAGGATCAGTATTACCTACTCCAGGGCCTCCAGGGACAGCTGAGGCGTTATCGGAACAGCTCATGCAGGAGCTTCAAACTCCCGCAACGATTGCGGATCCAGATACAATTACACGGAGAAAATACCAACCAGCAACGAGAGGAGCTTCCCCGAATCCCGGTGGCTTATTCATTCCGGACTTTGCGGCGGTCGAAGCAGCATGGGCTGCAGGGCCGCCTAAACCTCCTGGGATACCGGATTTTGTTTTTGCCGGCACGATGCTGCCGGAGGCTGCGGCTCGAGTAGCGGTACCTCCATGGAACTACATTGACACTGCTGTGTGAGAAGGATTATTCGAAGAGGAGGGGCGCATTCTCAAGATTCCTTTGATTATTCAGAGAATGCTTACGCTCTTTGGTCGGTGGCGCGACGGCTTAATCCACTGTCGCTAGGTCCACTGATCCGAGTTCGGCGGAGTTCTGATAACGCGGAGCAGGATATTCCACAGCTTAACGGCAGACTCGACACTGCCAACCTCCTGTCGTTTGTCGGGACTGGCCCGACTGACGATGGCTTTGTCGTGACGGTTATCGGGCAGATTGTGTCCTCTGCCAATCTCGAACAGTCGGTTGCTGGGTTGCAGCCACTGATTGTATCTGGAGGAGTCTTAGTCACGAACGCAGAGGGTCACCCGGCATGCTCTTTTGGGGGTACTAAAGCGCTTCAATCAACAGCGTTCGTTCCTGGCACATTGGCCCAACCCAATACCCTGTGGCTAGTGTGGGAACATACGACATGGGTAGTGGCAAGAGGAATTCTTGATGGGCGTGACGCTACGAATCGGCAGCTAATCTGGACGCAAGGCGTTTCCCCGCGCATCGATCAATACGCAGGCGCGTCAGCCAATGCCAATACTGATATGTCGATCGGTGCATCATCGATCATTTCGGCGGGATTTGATGGGGCTAGCTCATTTTTGCGTGTTGATGACAACGCGAAGGTGACGGGTGGAAACCCTGGAACCAATGGTCTGGCTGGGGTGACGATAGGTGCCAACTATTTGTTAGGAGCCGGATCAATCGGACGTTTCACTGAATGCCAGGTTATCGACACAATTGATGCGGCAGATGAAGCGGCACGACTGGCGGATACGAATAGCTTTTACGGAGCATTCTAGCTTGACAGAAATACGAACACACCTACTTTGAACGAATATGGACAATGTAACGGTTCTAAACGCTAACTTCAATAACATCACGTTGCCGCCCAATGGTTTCCGAACTGGCAACTCCCCGAGCCAAGCTGAATTCGAGGCGGACACCTTGTGGAAGCTTGCATTCTCGTTTACGTGCGGCATCTGGAACCCATCGAACCCCATCTATTTCAACTCAGGGCAAGTCCCGACCCCTCCGAATGTTGCTTACGCAGGGCAAACGGACGGGTTGAAACAAGAGCTCGAAACGATCCCAGCAGACACGGACCTCTACCTTGCTACGCTGTCTGTTGGCAGCCGCAAGGATGGCTTTGGAGCCAGCAAGATCCTGATCGACTTCTATGTGGACGACATCGTTTGCCAGACTACTGTCCACCCAATCGCGCAGGGCAGCGGCAATTTTGCGCCTGTCGCCGAACATTATTTGGTAAAGCCTGCCGACATCGGAGAGAAGATCTCCGTTGGGTTTCGTGCGCCAGGGCAGGGGGCACTCCAAGTTGCCGTTGGATTGGTACAGGTCGGCCGTTACTGCATCTGCTAAGGTTGTCATGAGATTCTTATGGATATTGGTCGTAGCTAGCCTTGGTGGCTGTGCGACGTTCGAGCAGAGCGCGAAGAAAACAATCGGTGCGACAGTCGAAACGGTCGATACGGCCATGCAGGCCTGGGCGGAGTATTACGTCTCGGTGGAAGCGGAGGTGGACAGACTTGCGTCTGAGGGTGACTTTATGAAGTCGGCCGAGCTCCTTTCAGAGCTCCATGCTTCCGAGGTAAATGTCAAGTCGGCCTATACGGACTATCAGTCAGCAATGCAAGCAGCCGAGGCATCGTGGCTCATCTACAAGACGGCGCGTGACTCTGGGGGTGGAGACAAGGATTCACTCGATCGAGCTCTGTTAACCCTTTCTGAATCTTCAGGTGCAATTCTCGCTATCATTAACACGATCATCACAGTATTATGACCCCACAAATGATCATGACCATTGCGCAGCTCGCTCTCAAGTTTGGCCTGCCTGCGGCGCAAAAAATGTTTACCCTTTTCCGGTCAGACAACGTGACGGACACACAAATGGACGATTGGTTCAAGACCGCCAAAACGGGTTACGACGATTACCTTGCGGAGGCGCGGGCAAAAAAGGCCGGAACGCAGTGATTGATCCTATCAAACCTGCGCTGACCCTGAAGTGGACCCGCTTCTTCATTTCCCTGTCTGTCGTTGGTTCGGCGTGGCATTTGACTTGGGTTGAAAAGCTGGACTCATCGGTTTTCACCACGCTAGTTGTTGCGGTGCTTGCCCTCTACACCCAAAGCAGGTCTATGGACAAAGCCCAAGATAATGGGCACAAGCCCACATGATTTCTCCTTCGGCTAAGTAGCCGGGAGGCTTCCCACCGAGCGGGATACCGAGGAGGAGTTAAGGTTAGCTCTAAGAGGAGAATGGGCCGGCTATGTCATCATGACTATGGCCGGCTCTTTGTTTGCGCGAGCAGCTCCTTCAACGTCCTCCAGCAATCCCCACGGTTCCTCGGATCCGACCAGGTAAGAAAGGCTATCGAATACATGCCTGTGTTTGGATGGTGCTATCGCTTTGGCGCCCTTTCCTGCCTTGAGGGACTTGAACATTTGAATGGTGTGGATGCACTTGGCAGAGATGAATAAGCGCTGCTCAAACAGAAGGTTTTTCACAAGGCGTATCCGTGCCTGAATCGACCCCGGGAATTTGGGTGCAGCGTTGAATGCGATGCGGCCTTCAGAAAATTGATAGACCAAATTCGCATCGTAATTATCAGCGCCGGCCCGGTAGGAGGTAATTGCTTGAGAGTCCGCCCAGTGAGTCCATGGCAAAGAGGTTAGAGGTTTCCCGTCTGGCCCGACGCGTTCATTGAGAGCCCGCTTTTCCCATAGCTCGTAGAGAGAGATAAACTCCTCAGTGAAGTCACGTAACGAAACGCGTTTCTCTGGGTCGAGCATGCAATGTTCGTCCAGCACCAGGAAGGTTTGCCCCTTAGCGGTTGTGACTTTCTCCGCAATGTGCGAGGAATGAAACCGATCCCCCAAATCCCATCCTGAGAGTAGTTGAGAGCAATGATTCGAAGGCAGCAAGATCTCCCATTCTTTCTCATCTAGAGGATCAATGTCTCCAAGCACGTGTACAGCTGGCCGGAATTGGTCTTGAAAGATGGCTCCCTTCACTGCATGCACCCATCTGCCGTGGATGTATCTGGCTTCTAGGTCAGGGTCATGGGCGAAGCGTTCCTTGAGGTCTGCGACCTCGTCTGGAGACAGGAACGGATTGTCTTCGATCATGATCTGGATCCGTCGCAGGTGTTTTTGAAGTGTCGGTTGCGGACAGTCCTCCATCTCGAGCAAGTCGTACCAGAGCTTGTAGATCCACGAGTCTGGCCCATCGTCGGAAGGGTTAGTATCCGCCAGCCACATGTGATCTTCGAATGCAATGTTCTGCATCCTGAGCTGGTCAGACGTGATGTCGAATACGAGGCGATCTTTGAAATTTGAAAGTTCGGCGAAGTAGAACATGCTGAATCGCGTGCCTTTGGCAATGGATTCGACTTCACGTTCGTTGTCGATGGAATGGAGCTGGACTTCGGATTCGGTACCGTGAGCATTTCGGACTTTGAAATACTGCATCCGAGTGTTTGCGTCCTGTTTGGGGCCATAGGTTCCATCGGCTTTGCGAGTTGTAAACTCCATCCCGATGTCCGCTTCGAACCATTCAGGCAGGATAATGTCGACCAGGTCGTTCCAAACTCCACCCGACTTTGCGTTCCTCAACGTCTTGGTAAAGACCCCGATACGCCCGGGGATTTCCCACAGGTGTCTGGCCACACGGTGGAGATTGGCGATGGATTTCCCGCTCTTCTTTGGTCCATCTACGAGTGTGTATCGAGACGTGCAGTTGAAGACTTCGAGTTGTTTCCCGCAGAGATCCGGATACCACACACCATTTGCGTCCTTTGGCATGTACCCATTATCCCCTTGCCACGAACCTTCCTCAAGAGGATATTGATCACATGGCGCGACGGGACAATAGTTTGAGCCAGGAGGACTTGAAGATTCTCCTGAGCACGAATGCAGACGGGTCGGTCAACTTGGCCATTACGGCAAGAAATTTACAACTGGAGCAAGCTACTCCAAAATCGTTTCAGAGGGTGATTGATCAACGAGCTCCTACAGTGGAGGCCTACGATATTGAGATGACTCCTAGGGTGGTTCTGAGAGTGGTTCTTTCTTCCCCCGCTGACATCAACGTGCAAAGGGCACTTAACAAGATTACGAGCAAGAGCGCTCAAATAGTATGATTACGTTTAGCCAGCTTGAAAAATTCGGGCTTCTACCGGAACAGCTCCGGCTGAAGTTCGATGCGAGGAAGAAATTATTTTCGGGAGATATCAAGAAGCTTGTCGATATGTTGTGCTCTCGAAGCCGAGATGGCCGGCAGGAAAACCTTGGCAACTGGAGGCATCATTGGGCGCTCGACTTGGCGTATGACGCGCCTGATCACCAGGTGACTCCTACGTTAATGCATGGGGCGCTTCGGAGTTTGGCGGCGAACAAGAGTAAGGAAGCCCTCCAGATATTGCAAGAAAGGGGACCGACCACCAACTTGACCTCACGCAAGGGAGAGGAGAAAGCAGAGGCCGAGCTTGATTTGCCTACCTTCAACGAAATCATAATTCCCCTGGTGCGTGCCTATCTGAATATTCGGTGGAGCAAACTGTTCAATGACCGGGACCTTCACCCATTACTCAAGTACGAGCCAGCGAAGTCGACTCGTCGCGATCGGATTCGCACCGAGATTATTACCGACCGGATACGGTTCATGTCGGATCAGCTAGGATACCGTGAAACGCTTCGTCAGATGATCTTCCATCAGCTCCATTACGGAACGATGCTTGCGTTTCCGGCCGAGGAATGGTTCACACAAAATGTCAAAGAGATTGGTGATGGGGACGAGCCAGAGGATAGGCTTATCAAGGAAGGGCTTCGTTACAACATTCCGCATCCGTCGAGAACGTTTTGGGATGACAGGTATCGGCTAGGGACTATCAATACGGACAGCGGGGTTGAATTCTTAGGATACTGGAGGGTCGTCCGGTTCTCGGAGATTGACGACAATGAAGCGTTCTTCAATAAGGACATGATTTCTCGTAACACGGGAGACATTCTGCCGAAAGGCGACATCCTTATCAGGCAACTGTGTCCCTGCACGATTCAGTTGCCGACTTGCGAAGAGGGAATCGCAGCTCGTAGCGGCGCTGGACCAAAGGATCGAGAGACTCGGATCGGGTTCTCGACTACAGAGGACAGGGATCAAGGCGTAGTCTTGACGGAGCATTACATGAAACTGACCCCGAGCAAATGGGGCCTCGGTACCTATGATGCGCCCATTTGGATGAGATTCGTTTTGGCGAACGATGATACTCCGGTCTATGTGGCACCGATCCTCTACACGCCAGCAATTTACATGGGGTATGATGCTCACGAGGAGAGGAAGAACGTTGCGAGCCTATCGCTCGAATTGCTCCCGTTCCAAGATCACATGTCCAACCTTCTGAGTCAGCACATTTTGGCCGCGAAAAAGAATCTTGCTCAGGCTGTGTTTGTGAATTCGGATCTGGTTGCTCAGGAGCACCTTGACGAGCTTAGGAACTTAGGGGAAAAATGGTATCGATCCATTCCATTTATCCCTTTTTCCGGCCGCAAGCACCGGATGGCGCAACAGGATGTTCGAGAGGCCTTTCATACCGTGAAGTTTCCGATGTTCGACACAGTCTCTCTCCTCGGGGCCTTTCGAACCCTCCTGGATATGGTTGAGCGTGTCCTTGTCTTCTCAGCTCAGGAGGTTGGGGCAGTGGCAGCTCATGAGCAAACGGCCGAGGAGGTGCGAACGATTGGGAACAACGTGTCAAACCGTGTAGCTCTGACAGCTGGTTTTACCGATGACGGGATAGCTGCGTGGAAGCGTCAGCTTTATGCGGCCTTGATGGCATACGGTGAGGAGGAGATTTATTCGCAGATTGCCACCGTGCATCCGGTGACAGCCGAGGCGCTGCAGGAAGCCGGCTTCCAGGTTACTCGACCGTCCCAGAATGATTCCGACAAAGCCGAAGTCTTTGGGAAGAAGGATGCACTATTGGTTGAAGGGTTTGCTTCGACCCGGGATGCTGACGATCGATCGTCCAATGCGGAGATCGCGATCTCAATGAGTCAGGTCTTGATCAATCTGATGAGCAACCCAATTACGGCGGCCGCTGTCGGTGCTGAGCAAGCGATTGATCTGACTAATCTCATCATCAGAATAGCGGGATTGCCACGCGATTTCCAACTGAGGGTTGCCAACGTGGACAGGGTTCAACAATTGGAACGCGGCGAAGGCGGCGAAGAGACTGGCGAAAATTTCAGGACACAATTAACGGAACTGGCAACACAGATCCGGGAAGCTGCGGCTCAGGATGCTGGCCAACTAATCGAGGAGACAGTGACTCCAGTCGCGGAGGCTGTCGCGTCACAGGCAGAAGCAATACCTCAGCTGCAAAGTGCATTGGTCGAAATCTCACAACAATTAGAACAGGTGGTAAGAAGTGCTGGACGCAATAATTTGGGATCAATTCCCTCAAGCGGATCGCCGCAAACTGAGAGAGCTCGCTCACTCGGAAGCGTTTGAACGACTCATAGATCTGCTCGTCTCCTACAGGGACACTCAAGCCCAGATCGTGGCCGATCTCTTAATTGAGGCCGCAACCGAAATGCCATGTGGTAATGCGTTGGAAATGCAGGGCTTGAATGCAGCCATCGAGAACGCGGCTCAATATGAGGTTACGAAAAATAAACTGTTGCAGATTCGTAGCGAAATCCTAGAGTCGTCACAGAACCAATAGGATAGGATATGCCCGACGATAATCAGGACACCATTCAAGAAAGCGGCCGAAACGTGGCTGGAGCGGAGACAACGCTGGATCGGATTCGCCAGCAACGAATCCAGCAAGGAACCAGATCGCCGAACAAGGAACAGACACAACAAGTCCAGACAAGACCTCTTGGGGAAGACTCAACAGATCAGATGGGGGTACAACGCACCCCCCGAACGCAGCAAGGCCCGCCCGCCAAGTCTGACGATGACGACAAGAAGCAAGGCCCGAGTCCGGCAGAGATCTTGAGGCAGAAGCTTTTCGGCTCCCGAAAGGAAGGCGATGCGAACGATCAAGGGAAGAAGGATGCGCAAGAGCCGGAACCGAAGGATCCAGTCAAGGAGCCAGACCCGGAAGTAGATCAGAAAGCCGATGCGGGTCCAGATGATGACGGCGACGAACCTAAGATCACCCTGTCGGATGTAACTCGAATCGCTACAGATGCTGCGACTGCCGCCGCTCAAGCTTCGGTTCCCGCTAAGGTAGAAGACTCCGCAGCTAAAGCCGCAGTGCCGACAATTATTGAGGGGAATCGCAAGGCGGAACGCACTTACAAGATCCTCAAGGAGATGGGGAAGAAATGGCCAAGTGAATACTCCGATCTTGCAAAGCAATTCGAGGAAGAGCTCACCCAAAAGCAGGATTACAAAAGGGAGTGGAAGAAGGAGAATCGGGATAAGGCTTTCAATTGGCGTGACGAGGAGCATGAGGCCTTTTTGGCATCTGTTGAAGTGGCTTACGATGACGATGATTATGCTGAGGCCCGCGATGGGCTGAGTCAAAAGCCAGTAGATACCGATGCGGCCGCTAAGCTGACGCAAATCGAACAGCAATTACGTCAGCGAGATGCTAGGGAGGCTGCAGCCCGGGAATCGCGTGATGCGCTCAAGGGATTAACGGAGGGTTTCCCCATCGAAGGTGACGTTGATCTATCAACTCCTTCCGGGAGATCCAAGCTGGCTGACGGAACATTGCGGCAACAAGTGGCAGCAGAAGTTGCTGGCGAGCTCGAAAAGCACGTGAGTGCAGTCGTTGAGATTTACAGCGGTGCGACAAAGTTCAATCCCAAAGACCCGGTACACCAAGTTCTGGCCGACATCGAGTTAGCATTGAACAGTGCTGTCGCCAAATTGCCGACCGCGAAGCAGTTGAAAGATGGGAAACAGTTTCTAACGACAGAGCAATACGCGCAAATAGCGAAGTCAAATCCGTCGCACCTAAGTCGGTATTGGACAATCGGCCAACCGGAAATGATAGGAGCTATCAAGAATGAAGCTGTAACATTGGCTCAAACGCTGGCGAAAAACAAGGCTAAGGAGTTGATAAAGCTTGCTAAGGCGCAAGGTATTGATCTGACAGAGGACGCAATTTTGTCACCACCGCCTGGAAGCGCGAACGGCAATGCGTCCGCGTCCAAAGCAAAGAGACATGCATCTCCCAGCGCTACCAGTGGTCCCAAAGTAGACTCTAGCCCAGAGAAGGCTCCTGCTCGGTCAGAGGCATGGAGCCAAACGCTGGTAAAGCAACTATTCCCTCGGTAGTTTGTCTAGTAAGGACGTACGCTGAAGCTCGGCAGCGGCGCGAACTAGACAAATGCCAATTGGTGATAATATTTTCTCAACGGATGGTCGTTGCGATGTAGCGATCGGAACCTCATTTGATTCATGTGGCACCGTAACAAAGTGCGATGTGATCGGCGCAACCCCGGCAGAGCTGTCGTCAATTTTCCAGGATGGATCTGGAGATTTCCGCGACATGCAAAGCCTTTTGTTGACGCAGTTGGAGATCAAGGCATGTGGCGCTCGAGTTAACGGACTCTTCGACTTCTTGATGGCATCTGCCCGTGGTTTCAGTGGCTTTGTGACCAAGAGGCAAGTGCGGGGTTCCGGCTCGTTAGTTGAGCCATTTATTTTGGCCCAGCAAAAGTCGATCGTGAACGATGAGTACTGGGCAGTGGTCGACGGCAGCGGCACGGCAGGCGCCTATACCGTCCAGGTTCTTTCCCGACAGGGCGTGCCACTTGACAATGCTTGGTTTGTTCCTGACACCCGGGTCTTCATCTTTTCCAGAACGGCCGGAGGGACGGCGACGCGCACGGCATGGAGGGTCGTAACAGCAGTGGCTAGCACCTTTGGCGGTGACGACACCACTCAGCTGACTCTCGTATCAGAGAATGCGGCCTCGAATTCACCGGCTCCAAAGGTCGAATTCCCGTCAACTGGAATCTTGGTCATCGGAACCAACAATGTGTCGGATTGGGAGTCTTACTGCCACAATCGGCCGGCTCTCAACCCTAACAGATCGGTGCCGTTCTGGGTACAGTCAAGTCGTTGGACCATGTGTGTGGATTCACTCTACGAAGAGTGGTTCGCGAAGTTGATGGAAACGAATGAGTATTTCCGTCAATTCGGTGACGTGCCAGTGGCGGAGCGCAATCGTCAATACGGCATGCTCTTCCAGCGCGAATGGCTGAATTCCTTCTTTTGGAACAAGCAGATCTCGGCCAACCAGACGTTGGCAAATTGGAGGTCACTCGAGCAAATCCAGACCTACGGCGGATCCGATCTCTACATTCCGAATGAGTCTGTTTGCGTTGGGTTCCGAGCAAATGCGGTTGGCGTCTACGAGCAATTGCATGAATGCGGTCAGGTAATGGATCTGCAAAACGAGCAGCTCAACCTGGTCGAGTTGTTCAACCGGCTCTACGACATCCACCGATCACGGTCGAACCAGGGCAAACTCGCGGATTCGATCGATGTGTACACAGACACGGTGACGGCAGGCCTGATTCACCGTGCAATGATCCGTTACTACAACACCCAATATGAGGGTTTGGCGCGGTTCAACATCTCGGTCGAAGAAGGGATGCACGGTGTTCTTGGTTTCAGATGGATGTCCTACCACTTGATCTTCCCGAAGGGTGTGACGATGAATATCATCTGTCACTTCTTCTTCGATGACATGGGGTCGGCAGCCGAAGCAGAGAGCATGACCAGCACTGCGCGGATGCTTTGGATTCTCGACTTGGGTGGTGGCATCTATCCCGGGATTATTGCATCCAATCGCAAGGTGTTCCGTACTGGGCGCCTGGAGGATCTGGCCAAGATCGATGCCGCCTATGCGTGTGTCATGGAGAACCCGACCCAGGAGGTATCGTTGAACTCCTTGACCTGGACGGCAATCGTTGAATGTCCACCGGACAATCTGATCGTGGAAAATTTCCGCGACGTGGTACCGGAACATGCAGGAGAGACCGGAGATTACACCGATCTCTACACTGACATCGCCTAAGCCCACAGAGGGAGAGTGAGACAAGAGTGAGGTGAGCCCGGCAGACGCCCATTCTGCCGGGCTTTTTTGTAGCGTTTGTAAGGCCAGGGCGTTACATTGCGGGAGATGGACCAAAAGTATTTCAAGAAGGAATGTCCGAGGCAGCCGATCAATTTGCCTCACGGCTCACCGATTCCATTTGAGGCTGCCGATGAGCATTACGGATATCTGGCGACAACCAACGGATATATTATCACCGAGCTCAACAAATTGATGGCTCGGGGAGCGGGCGGAGTGTCAGAAATCTCCGAATCAGAATACAAGGTCTTCCTTGAAAAAAAAAGCACATCGACCTTCAATCTGCGAGCGCCAAAGCGACGAGAATTGGTGGGTCCCCCAACGCTCAGCCACCTCAAGCCAGGCGTCGCCGCTGCCGTCGATGCGGACACTAAGGTTACTCCTAACGGGCAGGTGGCTACAGGCGTTGCCGGTGCTCAAAAGGTGGAACCACTGAAAGTGGAAACTGAATTTGTGATACCGAAGGTAGGGAAAGTGTCAGAGTGATCGCGCCAGAATCAACCATTGAATACACGACATACTCCGCATTCAAGACAGCGGTTCGGCGTGTCGTATTCCCGGAGGGTGCTGGCGAAAGCATGGCGTTTGCTCATGACCTGTACTTCAAGAATGCTCTGAGCAAGCTGCAGATGTTCATTGAATGCTGGAGGGCTAATCAGGTCGATTTCTTTTACAAGGACCAGGCTTTCGATCATTGTGGGATGTCGCTCATTCATGGCCCATCCCGCGCCAAAATCAAGGCTGTCTACGCGTTCAAGCCCACAGCGAGTTGTGAGAAGTTCTTCTACAATCACAAGACGGCTCAGTTTCTGAGCTGCTGGGCTGCCGAGGATGGGTGTCGGTGGGTGAATCCTGACACGACTGTTTACTCGTCTGGCGGGGCTGTGTGCTACCCGTATTTTGCGACGGAGACAGAGGAACCGGATGACAATTTCAAGTGTGCATCTCGGTTCTTTTCTGTCCAAGAGGAAGGAAAGATCTACTTGGCGCCTCGGTTCCCGTGTGGCTACATCGTCGCTGTCCATTGGGAAGGATTGCGAACAAATTGGCGCGACAACGATGCGATCCCTGATGATTCAGGAATTCAGAATTATGTGGCACTTTCCATTCAAGCAGAGGTGGCTCTTAGGAACGATAAGAATGCGGCACATGCTCGGGATCTGAGGCAAGAATCCGAGAACGCTTTTGCAGATCTGGCGTACTGGTGCAACGAACATCGGAGAGTCCAAGCTGATCGCGATTGCAGCCAAGGACTTGATGCAGGACAGCTTTCGATGATGTTCCCTCCAGTTTATCCGCATCCGTCTACCGACTTGGCTGAAGGAGCGACCCTCAATGCATTTGACCCTGACGCATTTGGATTTGGATTTGGATAATGAGTGATACAGTTAGAACCGAAGCGGAATTGCTAGCGTTGTTTCCCGACAACAACACCAGGCAGATTAGCGCTCAAGACATGCGGGACCTGATTGTTTCGGTCTTTGAAGCAGTTCGGAACACAGCTCAGGACACGGAACTGGCACAGGTTCGCCCCCCTGGGACATCCCCGACAACTCTGTTAGCTGGTGGCGGTACCAAGAAAACAGTTAACACGATCCAGGTTGCGAACACGACAGCCGGGGCAGTGACATTCCGCCTGATGAATGATGATGACGGGGCTACGTTTGATGAGTCGACAGCTCTGGCATGGGACGTTTCTCTCGCAGGGAACTCTATTTTGTCAATGGGCGGACCCTTCATTGTTGGAGCTAATGGGGCCATGGCAGTTCGGGTCAGTGTGTCTGATGCTTTGACTTTTACCGTTTACGGGCAAGACGACACCTCGTAAGTTGGATGGCGATGAATTCGTCGCGCCGTCTTAATCTACGATGTCAAATTGATGGTCATTCCGCATGGGGCCGCGTGTCCCAGATGGCAGTAAGCTATTTGACCTACCAAGGCTTACATGTCGATGTTCGTCCTACCGTATCGTCGGCCCATGATGATCCAGCCATCCCTCCGAAGATTCGTGAGTGTTTCGTAAAGCGCCCCGGCCCCGAGCCCTGGGAACTCCTCTTCCACCCACCGACCACGGATCCGCTGGCAGAGTCCAGGGGTAAAAAGATCGCCTGGTTCACAATGTGGGAAACGAATGGGCTGCATCCATCATATGTGGAGGAACTCAATAAGGCTTCCCTAATAATGGTTCCATCCTTCTGGAATGCAGGCGTCTTTGGTGCAGCTGGGGTTACTGCGCCGATCGAAGTGCTTCCGCTTGGCATCAATCCGGATTTGTTTGCGTTCAAGCCAATGTCTTTAGATGGCCCACTCATCGTGAAAGCGGCCGGGCAAAGGGAGGTTGGAGGCACACGTAAAATGCTTCCTGAGCTGGTGGAGACCTGGATAGCTGCATTCCATGATACGCCCGATGTGGAACTACACTTGAAGATCACCCCACGGTGCGACTTGGAAGATGTGTGGGACGACCCTCGCGTTACGATCAGACGGGAAGACATGAAGCCTGAGGCACTGGCACGATGGCTTGCATCAGGGCATGTGTTCTTCTCCTTGTCTCGCGGTGAAGGATGGGGGCTATGGCAGCAGCAAGCAATGAGTCTTGGCCGGCCATGTGTCTGCCCAGTTTACACGGCACTTGAAATGTTCATGGATCGAAACAACTCCTTTCCTGTGGACTTTTCGTTCGTTCCAGCGCAGGGTATTTACGACGGATCTGGCATATGGATGGAGCCGGATCGTGACTCAGCGATTTCGCAGTTGAAATGGATTTACTCGAATCGCGACATGGTCCGAAGCCGTGGATTGCTGGCAACTGAATCTGCGTCACGCTTCACTGAGCTAAGATTCGCGGAACGACTAGTGAAACTTTTGCTAAAACACGGGATCATAGACCATGCCGAGTCCGGTAACACCCAGTGAGTTTTGTGAGCTGACTCCGACACCGACGACTGATCGGTGCGAAGCGTTGCGGCGAGTGCTGTATGAGCAACCACAGCTGATTTGTGATTTCCTCAACTACATGCTCAACGCGGATGGCACCCTGAGCCAGACGTTTCGTGATGAAGTGTTCCAACTACCTCCAGGTATTGTTCAGGCCTATGCTGGCGCGGACATTCCTGAAGGCTGGCTTTGGTGCAATGGACAGGAAGTGTCTCGCACGACATACGCCAACCTTTTCACAAAGATTGGAACTGTTTATGGTGCTGGCGATGCTGCGACCACATTCAATTTGCCGGATCTGCAAGGCAAGTCACTCTTTGGTCTCAGTGGAACCGATGCCGATTTTCCTTTAGCGGGGAGCGGCGGGGCCAAGACGGTGACCTTGGACGTGACACAGATTCCAGCCCATAACCACACGTTTGGCGTTGAAGATGATGGGCTACCAACCGATGGAGAGACCGGGAGGTTGCGTGTCGGGGGTGGTGAAGAGGTTGATTGGCAACCTAACAACGTCGCGGCCGCACTCGGAGAAACACGAAATACAGGTGGTGGGCTATCGCATGACAATCTTCCTCCCTATGCTGTATTCAGATTCCTGATTAAGACGTAATGCCTAGTCCTTTCAGATCAATCAAGCTCCGGTCGTTGGCGGGAGTTTTTGATGCGAGATCGCAGCCAGACGAAACTGGGGCTGATGCTTACCGGCTTGTCCTGAATGCCGCCAACCGTGGGCGCCGAAAGCGATGCAGACGTGGTGGGTGGCGAAGACTGTTTGCCGACATCAATGATCCATACAACAACTCTGATCTCCATGATCAGTTGACTGGCCTCCAGTTTTACTACGAAGAATTCTCAATCCCTATCAATGTTCCCGGCCAGCAGACAGGAGTCCAGTACCCGTTCTTTTTCCCGTCTTCGGTGACATCGCCCGAACAGACGAATTTGCCGTACGGGACAGAGTGTGGCTATGCGCCAGACTTCTTTGGGATCTATAATTTTCCAAACTTCGTCGATGGTGAGTTCACGATTTGTGACCCATACTTTGTTGGGCATCCGTACGTGCTGCAGGCTGCTTTCTTCGACCCATTACTCAGCGCTTATGATCCTCCTTGCACGTCCGGATATCCTGACTATTGGCAGACAAGCTATTTCGATCTGAAGCTTCCGGTCGTGACGCCGGGTTCAACTATTCCCGGCTACGGATACGGGGATCCGATTCCCGTCTACTCGACCGACCTGAGCTACACCTACCTCTATTGTGGGGACGAGCGAATGACACGGCCTGGCTGCCTTGAAGCGATCACGATGCTGGATCATGCCACTAGCTCTGAGGGGGCTCGCATGTTGGTCGCTGGAACTAAGAGTCGCTTATATGCCCTCAATGAGGATACCGGTAATTGGCGGATACTTGCTGATGGCTTGGGCGGCACACTGAACGAAGATGCAGACTGCAATACGTGCAACCAGCTCAAGTTCATGAGTGCCGTACATGAGAACTCCATTGTCTTCACCAATGATTTCGACGCACCACTGTATTGGAACATGCTTGCGACCCATCAAGGATGCGAGCTCCATGCGGCCGTGCCGATCGATGATTTGGAGACACTCAACATTGACTCTGCTGCCGTTGTCAGCCAATGGAAGGGGTTCATCTTCTTCGGCAATGTCGTGCAGGACGGCACACGCCAGAGGGCTCGGTTGGTATGGTCAGACTTCAACAATCCTACGTCCTACGTGCCGGCAGACGATTCGCTGGCCGGGTTCCAGGATCTGGGAGTAGGTGAGACAATTCTAAGGATTGAAGGCCTGAACGATTTTCTTTTCGTCTACACCAATCGTTCAATCTACCGAGTGGCTCTTACAGCGGGCGCGACGAGCACTGATCCGGTCTTCTTCATTGAACAGGTTTACCATGAGCAGGACGGGGGTGACGCACTGAAGTATAAGTGGAGTCTCGTTAATACTGGTGATGCCCATTACTATTGGTCTGAAGAGCGGCTACTGCAATTCACGTCCTTTGACAAAAGACCTCGAGAAGTGGACTGGCAACGGCTGGTGAGCAATGTCGTGTTTGATGGCATTACCCGAGACGACATTTCGTTCGGGCCATTGAATGAGGAAGCCTGTTCCCATTTCATTGGAGGATGGAACCCTCAGTTCAAGGAAATGTGGTTCAGCTGGCCGACTGACGACAATCAATGTCCGAACATGAGCCTCGTATTCAACCTGACGAACCAGCAGTTCGGGGCGGACTTGGTTGACCATGGTTTCACCGCTTTCCATTGGTTGAGTGGGCGGCCCGCACAAACGCTTGCTGCGTTTCTTGAGGAGCTGGAGATTTGCACGCGAGAAGAACAGGCTGCTCAAACAGTCAAAGAGGGGCCTTCGAATCCTGAGGTGAGCCTTCCGTTTACTGATCCACCAACATCGATCATTAACCCTACCGAGGACGTGAATCTTCCGACCGACCCTGATTCTGCCTGTGCAAGGATTGGGGATCTCTCTGAATTCGAGCTGTGCGGAGAGTGTGAACGATTGGAACGTTTCGTGATGGCTAGCGCCACGGATTTCGCGTTGAAGGAATACGATGACGAGATCTTCTCCAGGGAGAGGATCACTGATGGTGCGGTCTATGTTCTGGATGGCTATACCACTGTTCTGGAATCTGGTGCTGATGATTTCAAAAGCGACTTGGAGAAGACCATTTCCGAATTCCTGGTAAATTTCACTGCTCCGGTTCAAACGACACCGTCAACGCTTGAGTTATTCATTGGCTATGGACCGTCGCCGGAGTGCGGTCAATTCAAACTGGAACGGATTGTGGACACAGATGGCAGCGTGCTCGACGGCCGGCCTATTGGATGCCAATCATTGACTTCGGATACAGCACACGATCTTGCAGGGACCCGAGCTGACGAGCCGGCGAAGTGGTTCCCTTATAGGCGGGGGATCTTCTTCCAGTGGCGACTTAGGGTTCGCGGCACTGGCGGGTCACTTTGTTTCTCGAGCGCCTTTGCGAAAGTCGGAAGGTGTGAACAAGGGTAATGGCTGCCCCTATACAGGTTAGGCGACTGGTTCGGACTCAGGCCTCGGTTCGAGAGGTTCAGTTCCCGCTTCCTCCTGCGATGCCGCAAGAGATGTTGGATCGTTTCCCGGAGCTAGAGCAATGGAATGAAGACCTCCTTGTGTGGGCTCAGCGGCTGCAAGGATTATTCGAAGTGAAGAACCCGGAACAAGATGTCAGCTAGCGATGAAAGCCGCCCTGGCATCTTTGGATGACATCCCACGATTGATGCCGATCATGTTAGATGGCGCACGCAAAGTTGGTGAGCCATCATACGGAGTTCCCATGAGAGAAGGCGACATTCGCAGGGTGCTGGAAGAGACCATCAAAAAAGGTTGGGTGGTCTTTGGAGACAAGTCTGTCGCCGGGGCAATTGCCATGCCATTCATTTGGAACAATAGCTTCAATGATGTTCACATCCTCTTCTGGCATTTTATGAGGATGAAGGAGATCGTAATCCTTGAGGAGCTTCTCCTTCTCTTAGCTGGCCTGGGATACTCTAGGGCACACGTCACTAGCCACTTTCCAAAAAACACTATACTTAAACGCTATCAACGATTAGGTTTTCACGCAACGGAAGTCGTGTCAACGTTAACACTGAACGAGTAGAGCTTATGCCAAAACCAGGAATCGGGGGTACCCCCACCAATCGAACCAAGACGATGGAGACCGGCAAGGATGCCGACATCATGGCCACGGCGAAGAAGCCGAAAGTGAACAAGAACTCGGTCATGGGCATGTTGGCTGATGCGAGGCCTCGAAAAATGGGAGAAATTGATCGATAAGTGCCTTCTCCCTATCCAGTTAAAAGGCCTCGGCCAAGGCCGAAACCGAAACCCAAATAACCCATGGGTGCATTAGCTTTAGGTGGAGCTGCCCTAGGAGCAGCAAGCGGAATTGCCGGAGCGTTCGACAAAGGAGGTGATCCCGAGCTCATTTCGATCGTTCGGAATCCTGAAGTCGATCGTCAAATCAGGAGACAGCTTGGGACATCGGACGAGACTCTGAATTTACAAGAGTCCAACCTGGCTGACTTCGGACGACGGTTCCGGCAACAGACACCAGATGTTGAGCGCTTTACACGAGAGGGCGTTCGAGACATAGAGGATCTTTTCGGCGGGCAGACGGAACAAAACCTGAGGGGACTGCGGGCGCGTCGTCGAGGTGCCAGAGCCTCGGCGACGCAACGCGCTCTGGATCGAATCCAGCAAGCCAACCAACGCTTGCGTGCTCGCAGGGGTATCGTTGGCGGCAACACTTTCCAGGATTTGCAATTCGCACGACTCGCACGAGACGCTGAGATTGACGCATCACTGGAAGACACAGAGCAGGAACGTGCAGATTTCGGGTTCCTGTTGCAGCAGCGTCTCGGTAACGCGTTAACCCGCCAACAACTCCTAGACACTCTACTTAACCGAAGCATCCAGCCGACTCTTGCCAGGGGGCAGGTGCAAGGATCGACCCTCAATACCCTTCGAAGCATTGCTGAGACAGATCGTGCAAATCGTGTTGAAGGGCTGCAACAGGAACCTACCACCTTGGGCCGGATAGCCAGTGCGGGACGGGCGATTGGCGGAGGTCTTCTTAATGTTGGCGCCATTGGCACCGTTCTAGGCGGTGGTGGTGGTGGTGGATTGTTTGGGCGAGGTATTCCGCGTAATCCATTTCCTCTGAGTCCTTCGGGGACACCAATCCCTGGAGTTACCCCTGGATTCTAAATGCCAACCATCTTTGGAGACAGTTTCGACTCGCTTGCCAGGCAGGCCGAAAATGAGCGACGTTCCTCCGTAGCTCAGTTCGAAGGTGCGCTGAATCGCTTCATCACCGTAGGTTCACAGCGCCGGCGAGAGGAGAGCGCCCAACAGCAAACGCGGGAGCTAAGGCAGCTTCAGCAACAAGAACAAGATCGCCGGGCAGAACAGCAACGAAGTGATCGACTATTCTCGGATGTCTTTAACGCTGCGCGACAAGGACAGCTTGGGCAGGAAGAGCTTGCGCCTTTTCTCGGCCAGTTTGATTCTTCACAGCAACAGGCTCTCACAGCTGCACAACGAGCGGCGCGGGCTCAAGAGCAGGAACGCACCCGCCAACAGGCGGCAGTTGCGGCTTCGCTTAACCAAGCGTTAATTGAGCCTTTTGAGCAGGATCTGCAAAGAGCTCGTAGGGATTTTCTGACGCAAGAAGAACGAGACCTTACATTGGGAGAGCGGTTCCGCACGTTTTTTGGGGGCGATGATCCCAGGGAGGTTGAGAACGAAGAGTTGCGACAGCAGGCATTACTAGCTGCCGACACTTTACGGGAGCAACAGAGACAGGCTGCCTTGGAGGTGGCTACCGATCCTCGATTGTCGAGACAGGTTGTCCTTCAAGGCGGCAGGCTTGCGGCAATATCGGACGCCAACCAACTTCAGCAGCCTGTTGGTATTGACCCGCTTATGGCAGGGCTTCCTCCATTGCCGGCAGGAGTTCAGGCGACACCTTTCCGCTCACAGACCGTGCCCGTTCAACGGCCGGGGATTGCCACTCAGATAGCGCCAGGGGAGCAAGGGGGGATTCCACGAGCTGCTGGTATCTTTGATGTGACAGGGCTTGGTGGATTACCGTCTACCAATGTTCCGCCCGAAATGGACACCTCTCCTTTCTTTGATGCTCAGGGTGCGAACGTAACGTTCGATGTAGACGGCGCACCTGAGACAATTCAACGATCCGATGTAGCGTTCTTCGATCGCACATTGCGGCAAATCGCTGCCGAACTTGTATCTCGCGGGATTCCTGCTGAGGATGCTGTTGAGCAGGCAACAGTCACTGCCCGGCAGCGCTTGGCTAATATAATACGAGTCGAGAAGGAAAACGGGACCCGATGAGATGGCAACTCCATTTGCGACAATCGATGTAGCTGATCCGACAGCTAACAAGTCGGCAGAACCACCGGAGATCTCTCCTGACGCTCTCCGGCAGGTGGATGAGGTTCTGGGGCAGACCACACCTGAGGAGCGCTTCGAGACTACGTTCTCTGCCTTTCTCGCTTCGGACGAAGGGAAACAATTTGGCCAGGATATTCGACGTGCCAGATTGAAAGGTGAGCGTCAGCGTCTCAATCAACCGTCCGATAATTTCCAGTCTGTCGCCCTCCAGGCTGCTCTCGGTGCCGAGGCGGCTGCCCCCACCGGCGTTAAGGCCCTTGGTGGCGGGGCTACCTTGCTTGGGAACGTTCTCGGAAGCGAAACCCTCAAGGAGCGTGGTCGACGGCTTTCCGCAGGCAGCAATCTGCAATTAGCCGAACTGGCTGAAGCTTCCGAAGGTCTCAACTCTGGGGTAGCTGGCACAATCGCTAAGGAAGGCGTTACCAGTGCGTTGCTTAGCGCCCCCTCTATTCCTGCCGCAGCCATGGGAGGAATGGCCGGTGCGGTGACGTTTGGCACATTGCTGTCTGGTGGCCTCAGTTTCGAGGAAGCTAAGGATCATTTCCGCCATCAAGGCTTATCGGAGGATGATGCGCAGAGGATGGCTGTTCTCCCGGGCATCGTTGGTGGCATTGCCACAGGGTTAACCACCGGGATTTTCGGCTCAACTGGAGTGGAGCGCTTGGCGAGGCCAATAGGTAAGTCAGCGTTCGAATCTGCCTTCCGCAATATAGTGAATCAGGCCGGGCTTGAAGGTCTCGAGGAAACATCGGATGAGTTTCTTCAATGGATGAACCAGAAGGCTCTAGTCAATCCCGATCTAACGACCCAGGATCTGGCTGTTCAGATGGCATTTGCCTTGGGCCTTGGTGCTGGGCTGGGTGGAGCTGTCGAGACTCCGATCCAGATTGCTCAGCGAATCAAGGGGAATCCGCACCAGATTGATGCCGACCTTGAGGCTTTGCGGCAGCGCTACGGGGATCAAGTGTTTGGGCCGAAGGGGCTGGGTGGCCCAGCGTTCATCCGTCAGGGGCGCAGAGCGTTTGATGATACGCCCGAATTCAGGGAGCGCATAGCAAGAGGAACAGCTCGTGGCGAAAGAGCTCGCCGTCGTCAGAGGCGTGAGCGTGGTGAGCGTAGGGCTGAAAGAGAAAGACGACGAACACAGCTCTTGCTTCCTGCTCCCACCGACGTTCCTGCCGCTGAAGTTGCCACAGAGGAGCACACCAAAGAGATCATTGGCCGCGAAGAGGACCTTAGATCCCAACAATCTCCGCCGTTACCGTCTGATGTTGCACCGGTAGCAGAGCCAGCACGCACAACGAAGGAACAACAGGCAGCAGATGCAGGGGTAGCCAAGGCAGCGGTCGACACGACTCCAGATGTCAACGATCATCTGGCCATCTCCAATACGCCAGACGCGATAGCAAAACGGGTTTCAGATCACTCGTTTGTCGCTGAGGACGATGTGTCAGTGGGTGGTTTCTCTGCCAGTACAGGACAGCCTGTCGTCATCTTTAATACGGAGACCGGCGATGTAATTGCGGGGAAGTTTGAAGGCTATCGGGAGTCACGCATTGAAGCTGCCAGTTTCGGTATCGATCCAGTTGAGGCAATTATCCGCCCTGAACAGCAGGTGCCAAGTCAGGTTGCGGAAGGCCGGATGGCGAATCGTAGCGGCACGACCGACAAAGTGCTTCGTATTCATGGATGGGAAGTGATTGGAGCTCCAACTGTGGATGAATGGCGGGATGCTCAAGTCGCTGCAAAAGTTCCACGTAGAACTCCACCACCACCACCACCTGTGCCTTCAGGCCAGTTGCCAGGGGACTTCCCTATTACGGTCGAGAACGTTCTGTCTAAGGCTGCGGAGTTCAAGCCGTCGACCGCATTTGCCGGGCAGTCATTAACCGGAGCCGCGAGAGAACTGGGGTTAAGGCTGTCCACTCGCGACGAGCTTGCGGCAATCATCGACGCAAATAACCAGGTTGGCGCTGCAGCGGAAGAGGCACGTGAAGCTGGCGACACCGACAGTCGGATTGATCTACAACGCAGACGCCAATTTTTCCGAGAGGCAATCGAAGCCGCTACGAACACAGCTAGCGGAGGTCTTCAGAATCAACGAGAGGGCGTAGCTGGGCAACTGACCCAAGAGGATTTGGAAGCTGTCAGGCAAGAGCCCGAGCAGGTAACGCCACCTCGGACAGCCCCTGTCCTGGAAGGAGTCACTGATGTCCCAGTTCAGGACATACCTGAAGGGACTGGGTCATTGTTGCCACCACCCAAGCTTGGCTTCGAGTTCCGAATTCGGAATCCAAGATCATTCAACGCTAGCTCCAGTGAGTTCCGAGGGTTGCCAAAGCGCCTGCAAACGAATGCTACGACCCGCAAGTTAACCAATGTTGACATTGGGGGTTTCGTGGTTGACGGAGAAACTGGCGAACCTGTCCCCACATTCCTGTCTGTTGGCCGAGCAGGCGGAGTTCAGTCCTTGGTGGTGAAGGTAAAGGAGAAGACCAGCGCCAAGCTGAAGTCGGTCGGTCGGATCCCATTGAAGCCATTGATCGATGGTGGGCTGGTAGAAGAGTGGATACCGGAAGGCACTGTCACCGTTCGTGGCTTTCATCTTTCGCGACGTATCCTGTCAGATCCCAGTCAATTCGTTCCGGTGGACGAGAGGGAGAAAGATTTCGTGTTGCCGGGTCGCGAGCTCAAGCAGAAGGGGCGCCGTTCCTTTCCGATGCAGGGACAAAGCCCCGATGTTGTCAGTTTTGAGGATACTGCAGCAGGCGGAAGTTTCGCTGCCGCTCCGGGTGCCGCGTTGGAGGATGAACAGGAAGTTGTTGCTCAAATTGTTGAAGGAGAGGAAGCCACGGCGGCTGCAGCAGTTCAGTCGTCCAGTTTAGACACAGCCGAGCAACGATCGGATGCCCGGCTCAGTGCTCAATTCATTCAGCGACTGGAAGATATTGAACCAGAACTTGCTGATTCGATTTCGGATCATGATCCTGAAGATGATGCGTTCTGGTTAGAGGCTCTTGATCAAGCCACGGAACTCCTGACTCCCCTTGCTCCTGAGGGCCAGAACATTCGGGAAACACTCGAGGAGGTATTCGAAGGCATTCGCGACACGCTACGTGTGGATAGCACTGCACTCGCTTCCTTGCGGGCGAAAGAGGTTGTGCCTCTGTCCGAGGTTGATCCAGCAATCTTGAATCAGCCGGCATCTGGGCGTGACGACATAGCAGCGTTGGTGTCTGCCCCAAACAACGGGCTGTCTGAATCGACTCGAGATACCGCATTGCGATTTCTTGAGCACATGAATCCTCAATACCTTGAGGATATGACCTTTGTTATTCAGCCAGGGCGCTCAACCGTTGCTGGGGCGAACGTCGAATTCGGTGGCACCTTTTCGGAGGCACTGAGACTGATCAAGGTATCGGCTGGAGCCAACACTGCGTCAGGTCTAGCCGAAGAGTTTGCCCATTCGGCTGCCACCTTCCTTCCGGAATCGTTCCGGAAACAGGTTGCTACCTTTCGACAGCAGGAACTCGAGACTCTCCGTGCATCACCGGATGCAAGCCCACGGGCAGTAGAGTTTCTGGAAGAACTTGATCGCCAAGGTGGGGCGATTACCTCGGCTCAGTTTGCTCAGCTTCCCAATGCGGCAGATCTCACAAACCTTTACCCACTGATCAACGACGACGAGTTCTTTGCCCAACAGCTTACGTCTGCATCACAGCGAGCACGAAGCAACCCGACTCTTTCAGGCATGCTGGATTGGGCTCGGAACTTTTTTGATCAGTTGGTTCTAGCTTTCAAGAAAGTCTTCAGAGGAGCGCAACGCACCCGGGACGCCTTCTTCGATTCGGTATTGACGAGTCTCCGGAATGGAGATTTTGAAGTGACCGCACGTGGTGGTGTCCTATCTGATATCAACAGTCGGGCTCCTATCGCGACTCTGGCCCTGACGCGTGAGCAGGTTCAGCAGGAGTTTCGGTTTGCTCAGCCGGATGCTCGCACTGATCTAGGCACCATTTTTGCCACAACGAACACGACTCTTGCGGACAACTTTACTCGCGTTGCGGATGAGATGTCTGATGAAGGGTTCGAGATGACGCCTACTGTCAAGCGCGATGTGGGGTTAGTGAACTTGAATGAGACTAACAACGCGGTTCGTGCAACCTTTAATGTTGATCCCCAGACTTATCAGGCAGCAGTTCGAGATTTGCCTACAGCGCTCGCTGAGGTGTTGAAGAACAATATGCTTTCTGGCATTCGTTTCTATGAGCACCGGCTTGATAAGCTTCGGAAAAAGCTCTCCGTCCTTGGAGAACGATTAAGGTCCCAGAGGTTTGCCGACCTTGTCACTCGAGCCCAGACGGCTCAGAGAGAAATTTTCGACAACGAAGCATTACGCCTGTCGGTTCGCACGCAAATCGACACAGGGATTGCGGCTGCGCTGAACGCCACTAGGCGGGATGGCGCAAGCGAGGCAGAGATTGAGCAGGCCATGTTGGATCGCCGCTTCTGGGAGCACGCTGGTGAGGTTGCCGCAGGGGTTGAGCAGAAGGCCGAGCAAATGATCGAAGCGATGGAAGGGGACAATGATGGAGCGGCAATGCTCATGTCCCCAGAAATCTTTGAAGCTGGCGATGTCGCAGCGGTGATGCAGCGAGTCGCTCCTCGTCTGCTTGAGGGAGGTGACCGGAAGATAATCACGGATGTTGCCCTTCTATGGGTTGCTCGAAACACGAAGCACCGAGCCGAGTTGCTGGCTCAAAGCTACTCGAATACCGATCGGATCTCCGAAGCTGCAAGCGGGTTGGCCGTGCGTCTGGCTGCCAGCTTGAGGGCAGGTGATATGAGCGAGGTCAACCGACTGCTCAATTTTTCTGGTCGCGTGCAAAGCGATCTGGATCGAGCGGCGCACCTTTACCGCACTGCCAATCGGCGCATTGCAATGGCACTAAACCGGTTTGACACGCTGACGACTGGCGTCGAGTTTGCGACACGCCTTACGAATGACCCACAATGGCTTGCGTTCCGTCAGCTGGTGGCATCAGACACGGGAGAGATCTTTGTTCCGGATGCATGGGAGAAGCTGGGGCTCCCACAACATGGGGCAAGCATTGAGATCCCGACACCAGGTGGCGAGACCTTTCGCGTGGACTTTCATTCCGACGATGCGCGGTGGTCGCAAGCGCAGCAATCTGCGAACGAAGCGCTCAACAAAATCGGTGAATGGTTAGCTGATAGTGACAACCTTCAGAAGCCGGAGCGTAGGTTCTGGGAAGCCTGGTTCGATTTCTCCACGTTCGTCACGCAGTCTTCGGCCGTAACGCAGTTCGGCAAGAACCACGTGTTCAACTGGTTCGGGGTTTCCTCCCTGGTAAATCGTGTCGCACAAATATGGGAAGGATTATCGCGGCAAATCGGTGCCCGACAGATTCAGCCGGCTCGAATAGCCATGCAGACATGGGTTGATTCCCATTTGAAGTTCGGTCAATGGGAGGTCAACAATGGAGCTGCCATTCGAGTGGGCCTGTTTCGGGCTGCTCGCTCTCACGCCGATGACTTGGAGGCCACTGCGGCAGAGTTCTCAGATTTTGCGGCTAGCAATTCTGTCGAGCTCGTATCGGACTGGTATAACCGGATTGGGAGAGAATTATTTGCACGAAGCCAGACCCCAGGTGTTCGTATTAATGAGGGCGACCTCCTGCCGGATTGCCAGTGCGTCATCACTAAAGAGGACATTGCAATCCTGGATCTCCAGTCCAAAGCCACTGATGAGGCTCATGCGATTGACACTCGGGCGAATCGGACTTTCCTTCAAGGCCAGACAGTTGAAAGCGAGTGGGTTCCTGGCGTCACAATCCGTCGCCGGCCGCTACGAACAGGCGAGCGTCTTCTATTTCGCCGGTTTAACCCAGTCGCTCTTGAATTCTCGCGTCGGTATGCGGAGCTCGATCGTGCTAAGGATGCCCAGAAGATTAACGATTTACTGAACGCTCATTTCGGGGAGTTCATCGTTCCGTTTTTGACCGACCGCTCGTCTGATTATTCGCAGCGCACCGGGCTGGATGAGATCTATGCCGATGCCGCTAAGCAGATCCGGCAAGGCACGATCCAAACCATGGAGGATCTCGATAGCTTCGTGAATGAACGCACCACTGGGGATCCTGACTTTGGTGGTGCGACCAACATGAGGCGTGAGATCCGTGGGATGGTGATGAAAATCGAAAAGCTGGCTGCCCGCCCACTTGAGCCGGACAGTCAGAAGATCGACTCCAAGCTCACGGAAAGTGCCAACAGTTTCACGAAGGGTCGTGGCCGTCGCCTGGGACATTATTGGTTCTATAACCATGGTTTCCAGAATTCCATCGACATCATCAACTTTCGGCTTAATGGCAGTAGCCGATACTTTGATGAGGTTGTACGTGCCGCACGGTCTACCGTTGATGCCTTGAATGTTGAGCTGGCGTCTCGGTCATCAGCGTTAAATGAAGGTCGCCTGGATCCCAGAGGTGGCGCCCCTCTCAATGAAGCAACTGGCCGATTGCGTACTCGGAAACGTGAACGTGCTGCTCTGCGTTCCGGCGATGACACGATCGAATACGATGAACTTCAGTCTGCTGCGTCCAGCTTGGAACGGTTCATCAATGATCTCGAGCAAACATTCCGCCCGGGCGGTCGCATGTCGGAAGACGACATTGTCTTTCTCAACCGGTTGTCCAACACTGCGGTTGGGAATGTGTTGACAGGCGTTACCACCCTGATCCGCAACGCGTTCCAGGGAGGCTTCTTCTATACTGGGCAACGCATGTCGCGCCTGACTAATGCCGGATTCCGTTCGTACGGCTGGGCACTTGGGAGTTTTGCGAGGCAGGCGATCAATGGGCTTGGCGGCCTGGCAGTCGACATCCCGACTGCTGCTACCAAATCCCTAGTGCGTGTTCCGACTGGAGCAGGCATCCTCTGGGAGGGCGCCAAAACGAGCATGAGTGCGGCGATGCGAGGACGCTTAGGGAAAGCCTTCAAGGAAGCATTACGTGCTGGGCTCCTAGCAGAATCCTCAGTATTGGCGGGGCCTATCGAAGAGCTATCGAATGCAGGGTTCCAGCGTTCCAATGTTTTCCGTGAGCTGCGAGAACGGGGGCTCGATATGCCAATGGCACATCAGGCTCACGTTGATTCAATGGCGGAAAGCTTGTCGACATGGGGTCAAATTTCCAAGGAAGGCTTCGAGAAACGGAACCAACCGTTTGTCAACTTTGTCTCAAAGACTGGCCGTGGAGTGTTAGGCCTTGTCGACTTTCAAGTGCAGTTGTTCCTTCGCCCGTTCTTCCCACGGTTCGGAGACCTTATGGCTAACGTAGTAGCGGCTAACAGTTCGATCTCCGCATCTAACTATCTTGAAGCTCATTTGAGGCGCCGCTATTTGAACAACAAAAGACGCGGGATCCCGAACCTGCTTAATGAACTCCGCCCGAGTGACGTGATTCCGTCATGGTTTGCGGGGGACATCGATAAGACACGGCTGAACGAGATCAATGACTGGTTCGGTCTTGCAGGCATCGACCTCCGTGGATCGATTAACGATTACTACGCGAGGCTTGATGCTGCCGACAACCCCAAAGAAGTTCGTTGGCTTACGCGGCAACAGCAGGTGTCTCTTGCTACGATCCAGATGGAGGAGATCAATGTTGCGACTCCCGCGAATCGTCCGTTGGTTGCCCGTCGTTCTCCCTTCAGCCGCATTACGATGGCTCTAATGGGCTGGAACATGAACACCATTAGCCGGTGGTTTCGGGCCATGGGCGGAGCGGCCCAACGCAATTCGACGGCGGCACAGGTATTCGTCCCGGCATCTATCGGAGCCTTTTTCTTAGCGTCACTCGTGGGTTCCGCGTTGACCAATGCTGGCACCGAGGAGCTCATTAGGATTTGGTATTCGATCATCGGACAAGAAAGATCCACGCGCCAACCATGGGAGCGTGAGGGTGCAGAGAGTGTTGCGAAGGGCTTTGCGATCGATGCGTTTTCCGCGATGCCATTTGTTGCCACGGCGGTGAATGTCGCAATCAATGATCTGCCTACTCGCAGGGCGTTTGACCCGACTATCCTTGCACAAAACCAAGCGGTTGCTCTGGCTGATTATGTCGGTGGGGTAATCAACACTGGGGATATCTCCTTTGGTGCCGGGCGCTTATTGCGCACCTTCAACCCCCTGATTGGCCAGGTGCTGTTAAACAACCTGCCTCAGACGCAGGGCACCCTGGAAGCAAGTAATACCTCGAGGCTGCTTGTGCGTTATGGCCCATTCGATTCGCTGAAGCCCCCGTCTGGCATCACACGCGTAGGGCCGACAGCGACCCCCCTGTCTCCCTATGGCAATCGGATGCTGAATCACGCAATGCTGGGTGAATTCGACGAATTAGAGGAGACTTTCCGGGAAGCAGTAACAGTAGCGGAAACGCTCGGCCGCAAGAATCCCGAACAGTCTGCTCGTCAGATCTTCTCTACGCGGAACCCTTACACCCGAGCCTTCAAAGGCAAGATCACTGCTGCTCAGCGTGCATCCATGCTTGCAAGAATGAGGCCTGACGAAAGAGAGAAGGTGCTTCGGACTGAGGAGCTACTGCGTCGTGGCGGAGAGATCATCGGGGTAAACATGACGTTTGCTACAGGGCAAGACGTTGACGTTAAACAGTTGGCAGGCGGGCTTGTTCAGGTGCGGCGAGCTCGAGGCGGGAGCAGCATTGACAGACGCTTAGCTTCTAGCCGGTTCCGTGCAGCGAGAACCAGACGATCGGTGCGTGATTTATGAAGTATGCCGCATGTGTAGGTAGTGCTGGGCTTCCCCATTTCACAGAGCTGAACATCCGATTCCTTAGGGGCGTCTTTGGCGATGACCTGCCCATTCAGGTCAGGGACGACCGGTCTCCAGAGACACCGCAGAATCGTGCCATAGCCGGCCAACATAGGTGTTCATTCAAGACCAATGATTCTCCGGTTGGTCACTTCCAGGGTGACATGCAGGCCTTCATTGATGCTCTAGCGCTTGCCGAGCATGTAGGTGCTGACGTGGCGGTCAAGACCTCTCAACGGTTCATGATCATCCATAAGGATGTGAAGCGAATAGTCGAAGAACGATTTGCGGCTAATCCGGCTGTTGCAGCAGTTTTCCCTGGCAGTCCCAATGCTCGGCTGATCCACCGTGGGCACACCAAGTTCGCCAAGTTCGCAATGCTAACTGACGTTGCATTCATGCGCGTGGGACCTGGGATGTTGTCAGCGCAGTGGCTAAAGGAAGCGTATGAACATCAGATCCACCATTCTAAGAGCTACCAGGATCAGTTCGTGGAAGTATTCTGGGATGCCGTGAGGAATAGCGCCCTCGAAAACCGTGTGCATCTATGCCCCGAGATCACGGACCATTCCGGACGGCACGCGAAGTATTTCTTGCGACGCTACCAGAACCTATCCGGGGAATATCTCGCGTGGGCTGAGAGGTTTGGGATTCCAGATGCTCGACATAAACAGTGGACTACTGCGGAGCGGGCATCCCTCCACAAGCACTACGATCCTCGGCCGAAGTTTTAACAATGATGCGTCTCTCGAGTTGATCGATGCGTCGCTCATGCTCCTTCAGAATCCTGTTGGCCTCTTTGAGTGCCTGCAAGACGAGCTCAAACTTCGCTGCCTTCTGGGTGGATTCCGGCAAGTTCATGGTTTGTTTTCTAACGGTTCCGGCACAACATCGAAGTGTTGCGGCGGTAACTGGATTCCAGGGTGGCGTGCCTTAAAATCTGCTGGCGTAAGGTGTGCATTGCCGCAGCGTCCGAACTCGTTTGCGCGTGACACAGCAGGAAATAAGCAATACATCTTATGTTTCGCGAGCACGGAGTTGATAGAGTAATCCCAACCCCTAGAGTCGACCTCGCGGCTTGACGCGAAGTATTCCACCCATCTGTTTCGAGTGGTCAGAAATGCGCCGGCGTGAAACCAGCGAAGTATTTCGAGTCGCTCAGACTTGTCTGACGGACGGTTGGCACAGGACAGGCAGAGGCTGAGGCAATCCCTAATCGGTTCGTCTCCAACTCGAGCGATTTCGGCGTTCTTCCGCAACCACCAATCACATAACTCAAGCGCGTCCGATTCCAGCCGGAAGTCATCGCAAACGAAGAGGTTGGCGTCCGAGTGGAATCTCCCGTAAGCCAAATCATGGAGCCGATAGACCGCCTCGTCTGGTGTCGGGCAATCCTCGACAACTACCGACACATCGAGCTCAGGATTTCGCACGAGCATTTCTGTGAGAGTTGGCGAGAAATTCTTCCGTGTCTGCAGTACGATAACCTTCCAGTCTGACAGTTCCGGGTTGCCAGCCAGTCCACTCATGCATGTCAAGAAGTATGGAAGCCGATTGGTGGTGGGTATGGTGATGGTTTTCATATTCTTTCCTCAAAATCCTTCAACGTTGCATCTTCCGGGAACTCATCAAGGCGCACCTCGTTTAGCCTCTGCTCCATGAACCATTGGCGCGTGCTATGTGTGCCGGTTTCACCGTAGAACAAGACTCGGTTGACGATCGTGTGGACTCGGGCGTAGCCATGCATCTTCAGAGCCATCTCACAGACTCCGTCCTGTCCTGTGGGTGGGTGCCAGTCAGTTCGGCAGAACCGATGTCGCACATTGTAGGTCGCCGGAAAATTTGTCGGGTTGGTCGTGAAGGTTGCTGACTTGGCTTTCATCCACTGCTGGATTGTCTTTACGTCACGCTTCATGTAGGGACGATTGACGATGAAACGGTCCTGGTATTCATAGACGGTCGGCCAGATATCTTTCCATGCCTTCGCAGTCATCAGGTAGTTTGTCCATGGAGCACATACATCACCAGCGTGCCGGAGAGCGTTCCGCTTTTGCTGGACGGGTAGCCGACAGTTGATGACGCTTCCAACACATCCAACATTGTAGCCCTTGGCCTCACACCAATCCATGAGACGCGACATGAGTCCAAAGTATGAGGCTGAGACCTCCACGTCATCTTCAATAAGGAAGACTCTATCAAAGCCACGATCAAATACCTCGCGGCGAGCTTCGATCTGATTGACTCCTAGCCCCCAATGCCCAGGCCTGCGCACGATTGTTTTTGGGAACGTAAACTCCGAGGCAATGGCCGCGTTCTGGCTGATCCGGGAGTTGGGGCCGGCGTCGAGGTAGAAGAATGCAGGGAGTTGCCCCTGTCTTACTTCGGGGCATCGTTTGAACGAGGTGAGTGTGCGCCGAAAAAAGTCAGGGCGGTTGTAAGCCGGGACTAAGATTGCGGTTCTCATTGCAACGGTAGCATTGCTGCCTTAACTGACTGCGAATGCTTCAGCCAATCGTGTTCCTCCATGTATGGCATGCGGTAGACATCCTTGAGTTGGTTAACCAGCTCGTCTTTGGTCTCGTGCTTAAAGACTGTCGAGCATTGCGGTGCGCTCGCGAAGTGTCGGATGTTTGATAGGAAGACAGGTTTATGGGTACTTAGAGCGGTGGCAAGCGACGATGCCCAGCAAATTGCATCCGCTTCACAGTAGCTAAGTATGACCCCATCGCAGGCATTGAGGCGACGCTTGAAATCGTCAGTGGAGTCCCATACCCCGGGTTCTCCATCATACTGGCAGCCAGCTAGAGCGCATGCAGCAGCGTTTCGATCATGGTTGTTCCTCCATTCGCCGAACCCTAAGAGCATTGGGCTTTTCTCCAAGCAGGGTGGGGCAATGTAGGTAGCGTCCGGAATCCTGGCTTCGAGCTCTCGAGACAACACGAAACGATTATCGAACTGACCAAGCATAGTGGGCAAAAGATCAGAAAAATGTTGGTCATGCAACATGATGGATGCGGTGTCCCCCTCTTCTATTTTTGACAGCACGCTTCTGACGGCAAGTGCTGTCCATACGGTGTGGTGATACTGAAGTAACGTGTACCGCGCCTCTCCTTCTGGCAGATCGGGATCTTCTGCGTGCAGCTCCACTCCAAGCATTTCGGCCAACTTTGCGGAATACTCGTAGATTCCGCCCTTATATGTGCGATCAAGAATGGCTATCATAAGAACGTCTTTATCCTTTCTACTACTAACTTTGGGTTTGGCTGCCAATCATTGGCAACAATAAATTCGGCGGGTGTTTTGAATGGGTTCCATGTGTCGGTGTAACGGTGAGCCAGCACCTCGGGACCCCATGTTACGACAGGGCAGCCGCAATGCATGGCAAAGACCATTGGTCCTGACGATGGGCCGACCATGCACCAGGCCTCCCCGCAGCGCTCTGCTTGCGACTGGAGGCAGTTTGCGCGGGCATCGATAGCCCCCACATGATGCTGTGCCTGATCCTTTGTTCCAATTGTCGCTACCTTCGTGTGGCTCGGCATGGCATTTAAGACCTCGGCGAACCGTGTGTAGTTGCGGACACTCGTTCCGCATTTGGTGGTGTTGCGAATGTGGGCCAGCACCAACGGTTGAGCAGCGGGGAACGCGAGCTGAAACTTTCGGAACGTCTGGGCTTGGAAGTATTGGTAGCCGGACGACCGTGGCATGTGGCTAATCTTCAAGCGCGAAGGTGCCCATACTTTAGTGAAGTTTGTCGGGGTGTAGTCGGAATGCTGTAGCGCTGCCCCTTCGGTTGTTATCCGGTTTGCCCAACAATCCCTTTGATCCGAGATGACACCCGGGCGGGTATTCACAATCTTCTTGGCGAAGTCCTGATACAGTAATTCATGTCCCGGTTCGCAGACTACTGTCAGATCACTGCACTCATTTTCGGCCCGCCATCTGAGGTGACCCTGCCAGCACATGATCTCCCATCCGAGCTCTCCGACCCATGGGCCAGCTAACCCCTTAACTGGAATCTTTGACACAGGCGAATGTGACGGAGTGTTCACGACCGAGAATACTTTCTGTTGTGGTTACTTCTATCACCTTAAATCCGCTAGTCCGGAATAGGTGAGCCCAACCAAATGCCGTCCCGTAGACGTAGTGTTCCCCGGGCTTGAAATGCTTCCAGGCTGGGAGTAACACGGGATGGAGCCAGCTTATATCGGGAACGCAAGGCACAGTGGCAACAAACCTTTTGGGGATCCAATCAAGGAGCAGGTCGGGGCGAAAAAAATGCTCCATGCAATCAAAGAAGCACCACATGGGATACTTTTGGTAAGTTCTAGCCCACCTTTCGTCGATGCCCTTGCGACAAGCCTCATTGATATCGTAAGCCCACCACCTCGCTTTGGCCTGGCCGGCTCTCTCCGCCAAGATATCGTCGCGCACAATTGGCGCATAGCCGCAGCCATAGTCCAGGATGTTGTCTGACGGGGACTCACAATGTTTCTCAGCGAACCCTTTGCGGAATGCCTTTAGCCGTTCGGCGATCTCGGAGCTGGAGCGTTTCTTAAATTCTTCGAAGTAGTCCTTGTCGTACGCAATCGGTGTGGTTGGAGGAGTCTCGACGATCAACTCCATGTTCCAAAACTCAAACGTAGAGTTCGCAATGAATGTTTTGTTGCGGGTGCTGCCGCCTGTCTTATTAGGGTCCTGTGCGTAGTTCATTTAGAAATACCTTGGTCATTCCGTTGAGGTCTTCAATTGGGTGATGGATAAATCTGCCCGATGCTCTCATCGCTGGATCGACCCACTTGTATTGCAGCTTAGGTAGGTGGCCAGGCATTCCCATTACGGTCGGCGTGTTGACTAACGAACCGATGATGCCGATGCCGCTAGGGAACGCGAAGAGCGCCTTCATGTGGCGCACAGCTTCAATCACAAAGCCAATGTGCTGGCCCACGATTGGCAGGTAAGGGATGTTACGTTGCATCAATCCGGCACAAATCGGATCAGTATATTCACGATCGAAGCCAGCTCCTATTACTGCGATCCGGCATGGCTTAATTGTTTCATAGATTCTGGAGGCACTGTTCAGCCAGTCGATTGGTGAATGCTTGCCCCACGACTTGTTCGCCTGGCTACTTGTGTAGATACCGATCGTCGGTATGCTGTCAGGTATGGCCTGTCGTGCTCGTTCTGCGACCGCAGGAGCAATATTGAACGGGATGGAGTAACGCGTCGGCACAGTTGGGAAGACCGTCTCCATTGTGTAGTCTCCCTCAAGGAAGCTGTTGACTTCCATTGGAAAGGATGTCCCACGGAACAGGCGTGGGTCTGCGTAATGCGGGATCCGCTGAACAGAAAGCCAATGGTAGGGTTCGTTGATTTCAACAGCATGAGTTACACCCGGAAGGATCTCGCAGAATGGCTTCGATCTTGGCGGCCCGCCTCGGCATATCTGCACAGACGTAGGCCCAAAATCTTCTGGAAGTTTCTGCCATACCCATGCGATGTCCCCAATCCCCGGGGGGACAATGATATTGGTAAGTGCGGAACTCTGTTTTCGTGAGCGGTCGTGACGACGAATAAGGTATGCATGGTTAAAGACATTGGTCACCTCTTGGATGTCCCAGTGTTCCCCATACCAGTGCTTGAAAAGTTTCACCCCGTTTTGAACGGAGGGGTCGATCCGGTCATGCACCACTACCGTTTGGCAGTCTGAATACATGTGAACCGCAATCAACTCCCCCAAAACTCCGTAGGTGGCATGGTCGGCATCCAGGTGGATAAAGTCCACGTCCGGATTCGACAGCAAGAATTCTGGCATGCGAGCAAGGTCCTTGCCCCTATCGATTTCCCAAATTTTGGCAACGCAATTACTGAGGTTGGTTCGCAACGCATCGTAGTCGGCCCATTCAAAGTCATCGATGATCGAGATCTTTGGGTTATGCTTTGCCTTTGCCATGGCCACGGCTGTCGAACCCTGGAGCCCTCCTACCTCTAGTATATGGGTTGCCTTGACCGCCTCGACTTGGGCGAGCAGCCAATTGTGGTATGATAGGTCCGGATATCCGGAGTCCTTTGCAAGTTTAAGCAGGTTCTGAACAGGCATCGGCAGTGTCTCGATAGCGTTTTAACTCGCTCTCAGTGAGAGCTCGTGATTGTGTCAATCGTTCCACATCGTCATCCGAATGGAAGGTTGAACATTCCAGGAAAGTGGTTGGCGCGAGTCCAACAAACTCATGCCAGATGCCAGCCGGTATCGTGATGTGCCCGCCTGGGGTTAGTAGAGTATTCGTGAGGTCGTTCCCATCCCCGTCTGGCAGGGTAACAACAAGCATCTTTCCAGAGATCACATAGAACGTCTCGGTTTTACTCGGATGCCTATGCCGGGAGCAGATGCAGCCTTGGGTCAACGTCATTCGCTTGACGCAATACAGTTCGTTCTCGAGCCACTCTTCGGACCCCCAATCCTTCTTAACAGTAATTGGCTTCATATTATCTCAGGCAATGGCACTGTCGCCCGCCACCCAAATGTAGCGTTAGGTCGTGCCCACATGCAATCAGGTATCTTGGTCGACGGCTCTTGAACAGTGCGATGCTTAAGCCCCTCCGCGATGGCGTAAGGTACCGACTGGTTACCGATGAAAAGCTTAGAGCCTGCAATGAGGCGAGCTACGTCAAGCAGGGTAGGCGTGACAGCGAGCGGGAGTTTCCCGTAAGTTCCCTGGAAAACCGCATGTTCAGTTTGTGTGCCGACAAAGACGGACTTTCCCCGATAAGCTTCATAGACCCGCTTCCAAGGGAAGTTCCGATTATGGTAGCGACTGGAACGAGCGAAGATCACGCTCCGCCCCGGAACGAAGGAAGGCTCATCGACCTCAAGCCATGGCTGATGCGATGACTGGTCAGAGACACCAAGAATAATGGAGACATAGTCGGCTATCGTAGCACCCCATCTGTAACTCTTGATGAGGTAGGGTCGGAACGGATCCACATCGTGATCCCACAGTCGTGTTCGTTGATCAGTGCCCTCAAGGTAATGAACGTGAGAAACATATGGTTGCAACTCAAGCAGTGACCTTGCGTTGCAAACCCACTCTGGATCCCATGGCCGTCTCACCTTGGTTCGTCTCGTCAAGATAATCCCCACCTTTTGTCGGCCAGCCTTCGCTCGCATCGCGGGCAGCGCGTAGATCAGATCTCCAGCATCTCCTGAATGGGCGAAGTAAACGGTCCCGGCTTTGCGTTCAAACCTAGGCATTCCTTTTTGGCTGATAGCAGTAGTGCGTTAGCAAACTCGCGAGCCGCCAAGTCAGAAACGAACCTACGAGTTTTCTGGCGCCGGTAGATTTTGCCCTGTATTCTGACCCTCCACCGGAACAGATACTTCCCTCCGTCGACTTCGGCTATCCTGACCCGGAGACTGAACTTTCTTCCGCGTGGACTTACGCTTTTTTCTCTTAGCTTTCTTGGGGGCGGTATTGGTATCTCGTTCTGGTTCATGGTAATCCTTGATCGGTAGCGGGTGGCATGCGGCCGGTGCCTGGCTCACAAGAATTGAGTCGTCCTGTGGCACTATGTTCTCCGCAATTTCCCTAGCTTTTTCCAGGACTTCCGCTGGGAGTTCCGGAGGTGGCTTAGCAACTGGCCTGTGAACGATCTTATCCGGTTCTTGTTGTTTGGCGCGGGGTGGCCCTTTGGCCCCTCGTCCGATTCGCCTGACGCAATACCTTTCGACTTCGAAGTGATATTGCTTTGCGTCAGGGTGAGGGCTTCTGCACCAGCACTTCAACAGGGATGTGCCTGCGCTTGTAACGATGCCGAGTGTGGCGATGTGATCTCCTTGAAGCACCTGGATTACATCGCCCTTCTTGAGGGCCTTTACTGCCGCCGATTCCATGTCCTGTCCTTTCTGGTTGTATATTTCCTTGCGGTCTCCATCATTTCCTGGAGCCCATCCATTTGCGGCACGGCGTAGCGTGCGAGCACGACGGGGCTTCTGATTCCCACAACTGCGCCCGCAATCTGGGGAGATGCACCTGAATTCATGATGTTTGAAATGAACGTACGTCGCAAGCTATGGAAAGTAAACCTCCTCACTCCCGCCTTCTCTTGGATTTTTTTCATTTTCCTATGGAAGGAGTTCGTTGGTCTCGCAGTGCCTTTGCTCGGGAAAGGGAAGAAGGTTTGCCCACTCGATGTCACTTTGAGTAACTCCTCAATGAGATCACCCAATTGGGTGCCCCATTCGAATGGTATCGTCACCTGGGTTCCGAGCCGTTTCGTTTTGAGCGGCACGATGGTGATACAAGGGATACTCACATCCACGTGTTCAGGCTTTAACCGCCAGACATCACTCGCACGGAGCCCTGTCCAATAAGCCATCTTCATTGGGCCTACTAAGGTCGGAAACAGTTCCTCTGTTGCCTCAAGTATTTTGTCGAATTCCTTGTTAGTAACGGTCTCGCGTTTCAGCGGGGAGTTACGGCACCGGACATGCACGTTGTCTGCTATGCCCCTTTGTTCGTATCCGTTGAGCGCGGCCCATTTGAGATAGGCCTTGATCGTCCTCTGGTGGAACCCGACCGTTTGCTCACGCAAGTCCTGCTTCAGCTCTCTCAAGTAGGAGCAGACAGCCTTGGCAGTCACTGTCTGGCTCCCCATGCTGGCTGCGAATCTGGCGAGACGTACGGTGTTCTCATGTAGCGTAGCGGAAGCCCAGCGGTGCTCCTGGTCCTTGATGTATCGTGCGATGCCTACCTCGAGTTCAGTCTGTTGCTTTCTCCGCATAATGCTTTAGTAGTTTGGTGACATATTCTTCTTGGGTTGCCTTGCCGGCCAGCGTCTTGATTGGGGTGGGGCCGTCCAGCACTCGTTTCAGATAGAAACGCTTGGGTCTAGGTTTGAGCAAGTTGACGCCGCACGCACTTGCAAAAGCTATTGCGTCAGCAATCCTTACGTTTTCCCATGTAATGGCTGTGCTGAGTCTCTTCACCATGTTCATGGACAGTCCGGACATTTGTTTAAGCATCCGTAACGACATGAGTTTATGGGAGCGGTGCCTGGCAACCAGACGGCACGCCAACGGTGGCATTTGGTCTAGGTGGCTAAGCAGATCGTTCTTCATATCTCAATATCCTCTTCCTCTTCCTCTTCCTCTTCGGGTTCCGGTTCCGGTTCAGGCTTTTCCGTCAGGCCTAGTGGCTCCTGCTGTAGGCCGAATACAAAGCAGGCGCACATCTCATCCAGTCGAGCCACTAAAGGGCCTCCAATCTCAGGAGAGAAGCGTGCCTGGAGTCCTTGCTTGCTGGCATTGGTTGTCGCGAGGATTGTCCGCCCAGCTGATACGCGCCGGTCAATGATGTTGAACAGCTCCTCCTCGAACCGCTTGCCGACACCCTTGGTTTTGCCGAGATCGTCCAGTGCGAGCACGTCCGCCGAGGCCAGGCGATCAAACCAGTCATGGAAGTAACCCATCCTTATCCCCTCGTCGACACCCTTCCGGAAGCTGTGTTGAGAGTGGAACTCTATGGCCCGGCCCTCCTCAGCATACCGGCCTAGTAGCATGCACATGAGCCTGGTCTTGCCCATGCGTGAGGGGCCGCATAGCAGGAAGCTGTCGGTATGAGGCCAATCCCTCAGGCGGCTGAACGTTGCATGAGACAAGCCTGAGATTGACTCAAGCTGCTGCCAGTCTGACTTCCGGTAGGTGACCGGGATGTGCTGCATGATCTGGCCCTTCGCCTCCGCCATGTCAGGCTGATCGGCATGGGCACAATCGTGGCACACCCACCGGAACCCCTCTCCATCTGACATGCCGTCACTGAAAAAGGCTAGGCCCTCCGAGTGGCACATCATACTGAAAGCTTTGCCACACACCTGGCATACGCCATCAATCTTAGTTAGCGCTTCTTCCGGTTTTTCCGTTTCTTGCGGCATAGTCCCTCTCGTTTGGCAAGCAAATCGGTTGCTGCCCTTGTCATGAGCGCCCTTAGTACCTTCCCGTCATCCGCATTATAAGCTCGGCGAATCTTTTCGAGGAGATTGTTCGGCACCTCAGTCTCGCATTCCTTGCAAAAGAAGTAGCTATACCCGTCCGGCGCTTTGCCGCACTTGTGCCCTTGGCAAACCTTAACGCGGCCTACCGTTTGTTTGCCTTGTGAGTTCACGTCGTCCATCCGGTTGCCTCTCTCTCTGGTAATATCGGTTCATCGAGGTAGCGCCCCTGATTAAACCAGGTTGCTGGGTGTGGCGTGAAATTTGGGTCCTCGTTCAGGCGTTCTTCAGCGTATTCTCTAGTGCGGTTGACGAGGAATTCGATTCTGGAACCTAGGTCGGTCGCATCGAATGGCAGCGCCTTGTCGAGGACAGCTTTTGTTATGGCCTTGAGCGCAGCCTTCTTGCCGACCTTTCGTGGATAGAGGTTATAGATTGCTTCGACCGCTCGAGGGTCAACCTTTGTCGGTCGCTTTTTGCCAAGCCTTTCCAGGAGGACTTTCAGGATCGCGGTTGTGGCATCAGTGTACTCACCTTGTTTATCAATGCCAGGAGCGAGGAGCGATCCATTCAGGAGCTCCACAATGAACGGCGCATCGGGCTTGACGTTCCCGTCGAGGTAGTCTTCAACCTGTTTAGTTAAGCTGCGGTTTTTGGATGCCTTTGTCATACTGATTCATTTCATCTTCGAGAAAGCGCATGATGATGGCACCTACTACTTGCTTTGGTAATTCGCCTTCATTCTTTAGAGTCTCGATCATTTCCGTCCACTGAGCCGAGCAATCCGGCCGACCATTGAGCCACTCGGTTGTCGCACCTTCAACTACAGCCGCCCGTTTCACCATCACCCTGGCCGCTGTCGGTGAGAAGCCCCGGAGGATTTGCAGTTCAATGAGTATATCAGAACGGGACATCATCGTCTTCATCGTCGGTTTCGGGTTTCGGTTTCGATCGTTGCGGAGCAACGGCTTTCTCTGTTGACTTGCCGGCCGACGCTCGCTGGAAAGAAAACTGACTCACAGTCATTTGAAGTCCAGCTCCTGGCTTGCCCTGCTTGGTCACCCATTGTCGGAGCCAGATCTCCCCGGCGACGTTGATGGTGGTGCCCTTCCTCAAGTGATCCTCGAGTGCCGAGGCACGCTTGCCAAACAGCGTGCATTGGACATACATGCTATTGTCTTCGGCCTGCCCGGGTCTCACATATTTCTCGACGGCGATCGTGAACTTCAGCATGTCGAAGCCTCGATCGTTCGAATACTCCGAGTTACGTACGAGCACTCCGGAGAATTGTCCTTGTCTTAGGTCATCGCTCATAAATCGTCTCCTGTTTGGATTCTTGCGCTTGCGTCCAGCGGTGTCTCGAGCGCGTTCCGTTCGGCAGGCAGGTTTCGATAAACTGCCTTCACTTCGTCGAACGCATTTGGATATCGCCTCTTGAGTTTGGCTATATTGAGATCGAGGCACTCATGAAGATCGAATCCTTTGTTCCGACAGAGCATAGCCACATACCACATGAGGTCTCCGATTTCTTCTTTGAGATTCACTCGATCGAGCGGTGCCGCGTAGAATCGATTCTTCTTGTAGGCATCAAGCAGTTCTCCGGCTTCGGTGCCTATCCCGAGCACGGCGTGTTGCAGGCTGTCCTCGGCGGAGGTTCGCTGCGATGCCTTTAGGTATTCATTCCAGTCCATAAGTATTTAGTATTTGGTTTATGTCTATCGGGCGGTTTGTTCGGAGATCCAGCCGTGTCCAGACCTTCTTCGATTGCACGGCCAGTACCCATCCAAAGAACGGGTACATCTTTGCGGCGACCTTGAATTTAACTTTCGCGTCGTCATAGGTGAATCCCCCTTTTACTTCATGGAACCAAATACACCCATCTGCAATCGTCAGGAAGTCAGGAGTGTAGCTACACTTCCGTCCCAGGATGAAGCGCATCGGTTCATGCAGAATGACATCGTAGCCATGGGATTGAAGGATCCCATCGTATGCTACCTCCGTTCTGGGAGCCGTAGCTTTCCAGTCGGGGGGAGGAGTGTCAGCCTTTGCGGCCGCTACCGGGAGGGGTAGTTTGGACACTGATGCGTTGGCTACCCCCCTCCTCTTGAGGAATGCGTCCACTTCTGCCTGGGTCATCCTCATTAAGCTTCAGCTCCTTTGCTGCTTCAACTATCTGACTGACGGTTTCATCGCTAATCAGTGGATCACACTTGGCTCGCTCTCTTTCCTCCGCAGCCTTGAGCTTTGCGGCTAAGTAACAGTCAAGTGTCTTACGTAAGATCCGTCGCGCCATCGTCCTCGTCAGTCCCATGTTCCTCCTCGTCGTTGTCCTCAGCGTTGTCCTCGCAGGGTATTTCCGGAGGCACCTCGACCGTTTTTTCCTTAGATTCCATGAATCCTAGCTCCAGTTGGTCTAGGTCAGCGAGCGGAATCAGCCCTGTCGTGTCCTTCCATTTACCTAAGCTCCCGGTGATTTTGCTCTCGAGGGCGCCCAGTTCCGTGTTGAAGTCCACCACGTGGGAGCAGTTGAGGGTCAGCTTGGCGTCATTGCCGATAAGGCCTTGCCGCACATCCTTCAACCAGTGGTGTTTCAATAGGTCAATCGTATTGACTGCCGCCCATGCAATGACTTGTGCCTCTCGCTGTTCTAAGGAAGTATTCGCCATGCCAGCGAGCAACGACCTTGCGATATCACGGGCGAGCTGCTCGTGTTCGGAGATGACTGCCTCTTCGGTCTGATTATCTTGTTTTCTTTTGCTCATTTGCTTTTACCTTTCTTGAACAATCGCTTCTGTGTCGGGTTAGGTTCTGACACTTCTTCGATTAGCAGTTCCCAACGGTCGGTAGCTTCCTTCTTCGTGATCGATTGGTCTTTGGCTGCCCGGGAGACCCACAGCTCTCGCACCTTAGCATTGGGAATGGTCATCAGCGGACGGAGTTCATCGCGTGTCACGTAATCAGCCACCACTGCGGCAAACTTGTTAACGTCGGTGATCTTACGGCCGGCGCCTACTTCCTTCAGGGTGTAACCTGGCAACCCATCAGGATCTTTCGCCAGAATTTCTTTGGCCAACTCCCGCAGTGCATCGAGTCGGCTCTGGATCACTGGGATAAAAGGCAACAACTTGGTGATCGCAGCAGGCGTCAGATGTGGCAATCCCTCCTTCCATCTAGTCTCGATGGTCAGAGGTGCGGCGGATTGTGCCTCAGGGCAGGCTCCTCTAGCAGGACAATAGATGCAGTGCATTCCAGGTATCCTGGGAGGACTCTTGAGGTTGCTCGCGGCAATTGCATGGCTGATCTGCGTCTGCAGGGGAGCTATCTCGCCAGGATCTAGTTCCAGAACGACAGGTTTCCGTGTGACTAGAGGCTGGATGATTGCTCCATAGACCCGCTGAAGACCATTGAGGGATGCGTTTTCCTGGGAGCAGAAGGCTGCGATTCCGCCATGAATCTGCCAATTCATTGTCGCTTCGGGGTAATGGCCCGGCCCTGTCTTGTAGTCGACAACCAGCAGGTGGCGCCCATCAGCACGCAACGCAGCGTAATCCAGGCGACTGGAGAATAACCGTCGGCCGGCCGATGTCAGCCAGAATCTCTGCTCGGTGAAAGACTTTGATGGATCTTTGTTGCCGAGAAGTTCCTCACATAGGGCACGCCTAATCTTAATGCACTCGCTGACAACCCACTCTTCTCGCGCCGAGAGGTTTTCCCACTCCTGATCCTCCCCGTCAACGGACATCTGGAGAGCCTCGTGCATTTGCTCACCAGCTGCGGCAAACAGCGCGTACCGCTCGGGGGAGGTCGGGAATTTAGCCTTCGCGTTTTGATACCCGGGACAGGCTACGATTGCGCCGAGCTCGCTTGCGCTAGGCAATCCTTCTCGTTCGTCACTCATCTCATTTGGTCCTCTAGTTCACACATCCATTTGAATCGTTCGTTGCGCGGCACCTGTTGGTAGGCCTTTTTGATTCTTCGGCCAATGGTCTTAGCTGAGCCTTCGTCAGGTTTCATGATCCACAGCCTGGCGGCGAGACGATTGATCCACTTGGCTCGTCGGTTATTCATTGCACGCAATCGAAGCGTTGGCCCACATGATGGCTTCGCGCAGCTTGGTTAGAGCCAATGATCTCTCTCTCGATTCAGGGCAACGCTTCTGAATTACGAATGCAAGTCCATGTCCTGCATCTCGGATCTTCGAATACCTCTCTGCCTGATCACCCTTCGGAGGGTGATACGAGAACGCGTTGTTCACTTCATCTGTTGTCATAATCAAAATAGTTGTGGTTCATCGTCGTCCGGAGGAGTCCCTGCCAGTTCTTCTGGTTCTGGTTCGGGTTCGGGTTCGGGTTCGGGTTCGGGTTCGGGTTCGGGTTCAGGTTCGGGTGGTGGTGCCTCGGTGGCTTTTGCCTTGGTTTTGCGCTTGCGCGGCGGCGCAGGCTGTGGTGGTGGCGGATCAGTGAGCCCTGACTTCTTGGGTGTGCTAAGTTCCGGGAAAGCTTCGTCAAGAGTTGACGCCCCATCAGTAATCGCAGTGTGCAACCCCATGAGAACCGTAAGCTCTTCGATCCCTATTTCCTCTAGGCCCCGGACACCAATTGCCGCAAAGATTCGAGGTTCCTCTACCCCCATCTGCACGAAATGCTTCACCGCTTTTGCCCGCCGCATCGCCAGTGTCTTCTGATCCCCTACAGCAAACTCTAATGCCTTCTCGTAGACAGGCTTAACCAAAGCGCCAGGGATAACCTTGAGCACAGCATTCCGAAGAGCGATGGCACAAGCGGCGTTCATCGTGGTTCCGACTACGTCCTCTGAATACCTTCTGCCGTTCTTGTCCACTACCCGTCTCTTGACCTCCATTGTGATCCGAGTGTTATTCTCCATGTCGAAGCAAATTCCCTGGGCCGTGACAAAGTTGCCGTCATCGGCGACGATTCGTGCGCCCGCCGACAGGTTCTGATACGCGGCTATCGCTACCTCTGCGAGGCGGATGCTCGGCCCCTGGATAGGCTTGTCCCCGCCTCGTCGGGTTGGAAGGGTGTAGAAGCAGGCAGCTGCCGTCTCCTGGTCTAGCTGAACCACGTCCAGCATGCGTTTTTTAGCCTCTGATAGGGAACGAGGGTATTTCTTGGCCGTCGCTACCTGCGTGTCAATTTGCGCCCGTTCGATAGCATTGACGGACTCGGCCGAGGAGATGAGTTCAAGATCGTTGTGTTCAGACATACCGGCACAATAGCGCCAGGGGTTTCGAACTGTCAACCTTTTTCTTGTGCCATTTTCCGGCACGTCTCTTCAAGCACGTCAAACTCAGCAGATGTTACTTTCAGACACTGGCCTAGGGCCTCGGGCTTGAAGAGCCGGCCGGCTAATTCTTGCTTAAACGTGGCGCATCTGGACCGCTGCCCATCACAGAAAATAATGGTGCCTTTCTCATCGATGATGGCCTGGCAGTTAGGACACAGGCCCCAAGTCACATCAGCCGTGGTGTCCGGGGCGAGTGGGTCTTGAGTCTTCTTGATCGGCATGGTCTCCTCTTTACCTGTTTTTTCCTGGCAGGCGATGCACCGGTGGCGTAGGATCTTCTTCTCAGCAAACCGGAGGAGTGGTTCTAACTGCGGATTTCTTGGGTCTTCGTGATTACGGTGATTGTCCATGATTTCTTCCTACAGTAATCCCGAAGTTGCTTGCCAGTCCAGCCAATCATGTAACGCACGATCGGTGCGGCATGAGTAACCCGGCCATTGCAAGCCACAATCCCCGCGACAAAGTGAGGGGCCGAGATCTGACAGAGAACCTCGACCCCTCGTGCGCTCATGGCCATTGAATCATTTTGCCTGTGACCACGACCATACCCCTGCCAGTGACCATGCCCGTGACCGGCAACATGACCTTGACCGGCAACATGACCATGACCGTGACCATGCCAAGGATCCTGATCGTGACCGTGACCATGACCTTGACCATGCCGACCTTGCCCATGACCGTGGCCCTGTCCATGACCGTGGCCCTGTCCATGACCTTGATGCTGCCTTCGAACGGGTCTCACCCGGACTCGATAGATACGTCATAACAAACCTTTTTTACCTAGTGATCGTGACCGATTGAATGCGCACCCCCGTGTGATTGACCATGCCCACGACCATGCGAATGTGAGTGATAGCGACAGTGTACCTGTCCGTGACTTTGCCCACGACCGGGTGCCATGCTTCATCCGTGCTGATGCCCTCGAACAGGGCGCACCCCGACTCATTAGATACGTCATGCCGTGCCTTTCTTATCGGGACATGACGTTGCCCGTGACCCTGACCTTGACCATGCCCGTGGCCCTGCCACTGCCCATGACCATGCCCTTGCCCATGACCGTGTCCTTGCCCATGACCGTGTCCCTGCCCCTGACCGTGACCCTGTCCATGACCTTGCTGATGCCTTCGAACAGGGCTCATCCGGACTCGCTAGATATGTCATATCGTGCCTTTCTTATCGGGACATGACGTTGCCCGTGACCCTGACCTTACCCATGAACCTACCCCTGACCGTATCCTTGTCATTGACCGGGACCATGACCGTGCCCATGCCCCTGACCGTGACCGGTACGATGATCGCGATCGTGATGATGGCCCTGACCCGGCCACTGAACGTGACCGGTGCGATGATCGCGATCGTGATGATGGCCATGACGGACTCGCTAGATACGTCATATTAGAAACCTCCTTGGCCGTGCCCATGACAGTGACATTGAACATGTTCGTGAATGTGACCACGACACTGTCGTTGACCGTGACAGCGCCCCTGCCTCCGACCCTGCCTGTGACCCTGCCCTTGACTGTGACCATGCCCGTGCCCATGCCCTTTCCAGTGACCATGAGAAAGACCATGCCAGTGACCACGATCCTGTCCGTGACCGTGACCGTGACAGCGCAAGTTCCTGTGTCAGTGACCTTGATTCTGCCCGTGCATTTGAACATGCCCGACTCGCTAGATACGTCATAGTGCAAACCTCCATGAATGTGACAGTGACCTTGCTGCGGTATAGGGCAGGCCCAAGTGCATGGGCCTGCTCCTGCCTTTATCGTGCGTCCTACTTCTGCTTCGCAGGAACCTCCGGAAGGGTCGTCACGTCAACCACGGCGGCCACGGCGACGATCACGGCCCGATCATACATCTCCACCTCGGTGAATGACCCGCTCTTTAGCGCGTCCGAGAAACGTCCCGTGTCAGCAACCCACGAAGCGTGTGCCAATGCGATGAAGTGGTCGTCCACCTCACTCACCACTCCCGCGAAGTAGCTGGTCACTGTCCTGATCAGCACTTTCGCACCCGGGTAAACGACGGATCTCAGCACCGTGCCAGTGATGGGGTTCATTTCACACTCAGAATCGCTCTGAGGATTCTGTTCGTTGTCTTCGTTCGGTAATAGCTTCAGAAGTTTAAGTATTAGCTCTGCATTATCCATGTTTTTCTCTTTCGATTGTTGTTCAATTGGTCTCCCCCATGGTCGTTAGTTGGTTGTCGCTGCCTATTCATCGAATTACATGAGCTTGCCTTTCTCTTTCGATTGTTGTCCAATTGGTTTCCCCAATGGTCGTTAGTTGGTTGTCAGTGACTATTCAGCGAACGACATGAGCTTGCCCGCTCGCTTCTCGAGGTCGATCCGAGTGTCCATGTGTGGGATCGCACGTGCCGACGCAGTGAAACCCTGCACGAGCTGCCACAAGGTGCGACATTCGCCTTCCTCGGCTCTCGCAAACTTCATGGCATCCCTTACCTCAGCGGCGGAGAACTTGGCGCGTTTCGCAACAAACTCACGCATGCTCTTCTCCTCGTCTCCGTCCATCCGGACAGGCAGCATGTAGTCTTGTGCTTTGCGGAGGACTTCCTCAATCGGGGCAGCCGGCGCCTCCACGAACTGCTTCAGCGCTGGCGTCCCTTCGGTCTCGAACCGGTATGGCCCACCGGACGAGTGGCGGATGATGATCTTGTTTACGTCCTGCGCACCCCAGATCAGATGGTTCCCACAGACCTGGTTGAATAGGAACGTCATCAATCCGAACGATCGCGAGCCAACCTCGCTGTTCCACATGAAGAACCCCCGGTTGAGTTTGGCCCGAGGCCCAGCTTCCAACAGTGAGCCGCCGTCGATCATGAACATGAACACATCACGATCGGAGGCGTAGAGACCTGACGGCCTTGGCTCCGTGCCTTTGTGCCCCATGTAGTCGCCCGCCGCATAAGCCAGTGGGTTGTGGAACCGCCCATTGGATCGCTCCACGATGTGCTGGCATGCCTTGACACAGTCAGCGTCCCATATCCGTCCGTAAGTAGTCGACGTGACAGCCTGCAGCGTGCTGAGCTGCTCGGTGTCATTATCAGGCTGGACAGTCATGAACTTCATCGTTTCCCGTTGGGTTGCCAGCCCGTAGGTCAGGTTGGCTCTGATCAGGACATCCGGAAGATCGCGCAGGTATTTCGCTGGCGCCCCAACCAGATTGCAAGTCTGGCCAAAACTCCAATGAGTCCATTTCGATTCGGATGTTTCGCCATTGATCACCAGCTCGCCGGTCGCCTCATGCTGCTTGACCTGAAGCTTGTCCGTTTCAACGTGAACCTCACGTGATCGGGTTCGCCGTGAGGCGCATGCGTCGAACAGGGATTCGAGGTCGCTGTAGCGCTCGTCTTCCGGGCGGCTTGCCCATTGCCGGTACGCCTCCGAGGTGCTTACCGATGCGCTGTCAGGCGTCAGTGCGCCTTGTGTGGGTTGTCTTAGTGTATCACTCATACTTATTCTTGCCGGATACGGTCCGGTAACCGCCAGTTCAGAGGCGACACAGGCCTGTGCCGCAACGACTCATCCCTGGATAAAGCCTTCATCACCCCGGCCTGAGAAACGAACGGTCTCCAGCCAAGTATTTCTGGAACAGGAGAATACGATCGTTAGGGTTGCCCGAGTTGCTGATCGTGTCGGTAAGAAACGACAGCAGGGATCTCTGTCTGTCTAGTTCATCCTGAAGGGTGCGTATCCGACCAGCTCTCGGTGTGATGTCGGCGCCCGGAGACGGAGCCCATGGCTGCGTGCTCTCGAGCGTCATGTGCGTCGCCAGCTCCTGGTCGAGGCGAGCCATTGTGTTCCATACGTGCTGGCGTGCAGCCTGCAGCATCATGTGAATGTGTTCTACTTTGATTTCCATTACCTTTAGTTATTGTCGTGGTTAGTTCTGGATTTGATTCGAAACTCTGGAATGAGTTCCGGTTGACGGGCAGCGATTCTTTCCGGTTCGTTGCTCCCCAATTGAACTACGAATAGGTCGCTGCCATTGGCAAACATGATAGCCCCTGCCATCCAGGTTGGCTTGGACATGAAGAACCTTTTCTCAGTGTTGTCCGAGCCACGGCGTAACAGGATGGTGTTTTGCTTTAACAGGTTCATGCGGGATCGTGATCGCTTCTGTTCTTCCATCCCCTATACTCGTGGGCCAAAATACACCCGTCACGCAGCTCGCGGTCAGTGAAGCGGTGACTCATCGGCTTGTTATTCAGCCAGTCCATATAGTTCTCCCAATCTCGTCCGAGCGCTTCGGTCTCGATTCGGAGTGCTGATTCAATGTCTTCTGGTGGTGGTCTCATGATGGATCGTAAACCTTTAGCGATTCCCATGTGGGGATATCGTTATCCACCCCTCGCTCGTTCGTATCTTCCCTGCGTCTGCGCATCTCCTTGTAGTAGCAGGTCTGGCATACTATGGTGTTGCCTCCGCCACCGGTTGGTAGCAGCCTTACTTCTCTGGGGGTTGCGTGATTGAAGTCACAGTAATTCATTCTAAAGCCTTTCCATCGATGAAGTCCTGGTGCGGAACGAACTTGGTTTCGCACCCGGTCTGAGTGATCTTGTTCACCGTGACGCAGCCCGGCTTGTGTTCGTGGCTTGCTTGTTCAAGGCCCCGCTTCATTACTTCGGCCGGCGACTGACCCAGGTCGAATCTGGTATCCTCACTGCCAAGGCCCTTGAATTTCTCGAGCTCCTCTTCGTGAATCCACACTGCCCAGCTCGTATCGAACTGTCCAGTGCTGTCGATCTGGAATAGATACCGACCGATCCCTTGCTTCTCGAGTGCCTTGGCTACCTTCTCCGGAGAATCGTCTTGGTGCGAATGGAAGCCGGTCTCGAAGTCGGTGTCTATCTTGTGATAGCCGTGTTCTGATGGGTCGATATCATCAGAGGTAACCGCCTTGTTGTGGTCGCCTTCGATGCTCTCCAGATACGTCTCGTGGTCAAGGCACTCGGGACAGACCAGATCGCAATCAGTCTCCCACACGAGCGATGGTAGCCAATCGTAACCGTCCGGTGACGTGCGGTAATACTTGTAGCACTCGCCGCAAGCAGACCATTCGTCCGACCACTCAATCTGGAGGCCTCCCTTCTCGAAGATGGCGGCCAGACGCTCCATGGTTTTGTCTTCCTCACCAACGTAGCCCTTGTCTTTTACCCACGCCCTGACACTGTTCCAATTTGCGAACGCTGTCAGTGTCTCGTTATCATAGCCTCGCTCGCCTACTTCTCCGAACTGTATCTCCTCAATCCTGTTGAGTGCTTCCCTTCCGGCGACGGAGCGAGCGAGCTCCAGTATCCATTCGATTCGTTCCTGGTTCATCATTTGTTAATCTCCTCTATCACTGATCTTCTGGTTGCTTCAAACTTTTCAATCTCTCTGATCTGATCTTCGATTTGGTCTCTGTAGACCCGACCCTTGTCATTAACTGGCGCCATGATCGCATAGGTATCATCGACCAGTTCCATTACTTCGACCTGGGAACCCACTCCGGTGTAAACCCATCGCTCGGCAGGGGAGTTGCCAGTTGGGCCGCAATAGCCGACATAGGGCACCCCTTCGATGTGCGGTTGCGCTACCGTGGTGCCGCTTTTCCAACGCAGGACGCTAACATTGACATCTCCTTCAGCCTCATCGAAGTCACTGAACTTCTCGATGTCCTTCGTCCTTACAGTGAGTTCAAAATACGCCGTGTTCATGTTCTTGTGGGTTATTCTTCATGATCTCGAGTGCTTCTTCCGTTGTCACAATGTCTGTCGGCGGGCATTCGCCAAACCACTCCGGTGGTGGGCAGTATGCCCAGACTCCGCTCTCGTCCGGTGAATCAATGTCTCCCGCGCCGGGAGCACACGGTGAACAGAACTTTACGCAGCGGGCATGTGTGCTTTTCGTCACAAAGAGCTCAGTGTTGTCGAATGCGGTATGCATCACCAACGTCTCGGATTTATACTCGTAGCCTACCGGTTCATGAGGATAGGCATCCTCCTCATCTGTTAGGGTGCTACACTCTGGACACGAGAACCTGCCTGAATCGTCCGGCGACTCGTAATCCATTTCATGCTGGCAATCCTTGCAGACAGGAGGCCCGAAGACTGGGTCTAGATCATCCCATATCCATGGCGACAGGGCGTTGCATGCCACCACTCCGAAGCGAATGCCATTTGATGTGTCGATGTTTGTTATTCCTCGTCCGTAGTCTATTCCTGTACTCATTCTGTGTCCTTTGTTACTTTTATTGTGCCGCACACGTTCCCGTTGCGGTCCCTTAGTTGATCCTCTGCCTCCTCATGTTTACACAATGCCTGAGGCCTGACTAGTTGGTGCTCAATCTTGGGGGCAAGCTGGGCTACCACATGCTCAACATCGCCCATGTCATTCGCGAGAAAGCTGATTGCTACTCTCATAGAATTATCGTTTCGTAGTATAAATGTGTTGGCTCCTTGAAGTAGGTGACCGCTTCACCATTGGGTTGGACGTGTACCCACTGCTTACCTTGGGTCTGCCATAGGTTGGCCTGGATCTTCTTTCCCTCGAAGGTGAAGGTGCCGTTCTTGGCTTGGATTGTTATCGTGTGGAAGTGCTTTCCTTTCCTCATTGTTTGCACCTCTTCACCCGAGCGTAGTCGCCGGAGCTCCTGTAGTAGGTGCCGTAATACTTGCAACCATTTGTCCCGGTGACCCACACCGCGCATCGCTCGGATGACTGCCCGAACGCCGGGACTCGATATGGCTTGCCGAGCGTCACGTCCCCTAACGAGTCACCCATCCACGTCGTAGCCTTCCCTTTCTCTACGTCAATGTATAGGAAGTATTCGGATGGAGGGTCATGCACCCAGTCAAACACTTCCGCTAACGATCTCTCTTCGTTCGTCACTACGCAGTAGCTGGGCTCTGATCCAGCTTTCCAGCTCGCCCAGTCTGATCTGTTTCGGTGGCGCATCCGAGCAATCCACCGGTAAAGGTTGGCGAGTCGGCGCTGGATGTCCTTTCTCTGTTCTTTAGTGATCATGATTGGTTACCTCCGGTCTCCTGAACCACTTGCTTGCTTCGTCTCTATCTGTCGTTGTTTTCACTATCACTGCCATATGCCGTCGGCTGTCGCAGCCAGAGAACTCGCACCACTCAGGAGCTAACTTGTCAGACACCGAAGACCACCGTGCGCCGCGCTCGCATTCGAACAGCGTCCATACTGGATCATTCGATACTCCCCGGCTCTTCATAGTCATGCTCCTCCTCCTCATGGTAGTCACCAGCTGCCAGCCATGTTAGCCGACGAATGTTAGCGTCACGGTCGGCAAGCTCTTCGGCATCCCATGCCCCGTATTCTCTCAGCTCCAAGACCATTGCCTCGTCAGACACATGAGCCAATCGCTCACGCATCTCAGGCAACCAATGCTCGACATCCTCATCGCATGCACCGACATGATAACAATCCATCGCTGCCTGTTCCGGCATCTTGAATTCTATGCGTCCCGAGCCGCTCGACCACCAGACCTCAGCACCCGGTATTGGTTTATTTTTCATTGCAGCTGTGTAAGAGTTTGTCTAGATCGCTGATCGTTTGTTCGAGTTGCGCATACTCATCCTTCCTGCCTTCCAACGACCAATTCCAACACCGGTTCCGGTATGCATACAGATAGTAGCGAAGTTGCCGCAATAGGTCGACCGGAACCAGGAGTGGTTCAGTTTTCATTTGCCTTCACTTCGTGTTTATCTACCAGTATGCTGCTGTCCCCCCATCTACCGTCAATCGGGGAGACAAACCATTTACCGGATGCCACTGCACCCGGAATGTTTGTGGGCATGTCCATTCGCACCTGTTGCCCTTCCTCCAGCCGGAGGCTAGTCCCTAGGAGAGAGACCTCGCTCATCATCGTCCCTGTCATTCGCTTCCTCCTTCGCTTGTATTAATAGCTCTATCTGCTCGTCCGTAGCTTGCACGCCAGCTATCTCGCCAACCTTTTGGCCGGTCGTGGTAACGTGTACCGCACAGAATCGTCGGCCCCGCCCTCGGTCAATTCGCACCAGTATTACATCGTCCAGTGTCATTCTTTTGTTTCCTTGGTGGTCTGCTCTGACGTGAGGTAGGCTTCAAGCCCCGTTTGAAGGCCGCATACTCCGCCAGAAATTGCTTCATGCGCTGTTGCGCTGTCGTTAGTTTTGGTTCCACTTCATGGCCCTCCCATTAGTATCTGTTGCTGCTCGGTTCTAGGTGCCTCATCCAATGACATCAATAGCAGTAGGGCTGCCACCAGGCACAGAATAGCAATCAGTATGTTAGTCATCCCAATCCTCATTCACTTCCTCCCATAGCCTGCATGCTTCGTTGTCTACATCCTGCAATTTCTCCCAAAAGTCCTCTACAGGAAACGGATACGGCAAGGTGACCGGCCCGACTTCTGCATCGGACCCTTCGACAATGCTCCCGATCACCACTCCTCCGTCGACCTCACGAATCCACGCCCCACATTCGGTGGTCTTGAAGATCTCTTTCTTTAGCACGGCCATGCCTTCGACACCGAACACTCTGAACAGGTCTTCAATCTTGCGGATCATCATGTCAGCCTGCCTGTCCTGTGTTTGGTTCCGCTTCGTTTCGCCGCAGCATCATGGGCCTTGGCTTTGCGCACAAGTATGCTGCATATGCATAAGCACGCCACTAGAAATATCCATCCTTCGTAACTCATAATCAATAAGCAGGACGGGCAGTTGCCTGCCCGCCCCTTTTCTCAGCCGAAATTCGGCCGGTTTCGTAGGTGACCCTACTTAACCGACACTGCCCTTGACAGACGCCCAGGGCGTCAGGCTTTCGCCCCTTGTCATGCTCGCTTTGAAGGGCGGACATGACTACGGCACGCTTGAGGCCGCCACTCAGCGGTAAGCACGCCGCGCTTGTTAGACTCGGGTCAGTCTCATGGTCGGGTTGTTAGGGTAAATTGGTTTCCCTTTCTGGATGGCGGCCGTGGTTGTCGGTTAAGCCTACTGCCATCGAAGTAGGCTAGGATCCGCATAGGGCTAACCTTTCCGCACTCACGGCTTACGGGTCTGCAACCATGCTTTGCAGTCGGGACATAGCCTATCATCTTCCACCACTTCATCATTGCATTCGTCGCACAGTTCCTCAACTAGCACGGGCTCTTCCAGCACGAGGTTTTGCGACACATCGTCAAGGCAATGGTCTTGCGCTTCCTCTTCTGTATCGCCGTCACCGATCAATTCAATTCTCCATGTGTATCTCCTCATGACTCCTCATTAGTTAATCTTTTGACCTGTACCACTCAGCTGCCACCAGGCTGTAGAGCGCATCAAGGTGCCCTTCTAGCTCCGACTTCGCCCATCTCGGAAGCTTAGTCTTGCCAATGATGCGATACTGCCAGAGCCGAGCCGCTAGAGTGAAAGCAGTCGGCTCTTTCTTGCGCAGAAGAGCCATGTGGTAGTCCGTCAGATGCTGATCCTTTACTTCTCGAAGCAGATTCAAGATCCTTTGCTGTCTCATTGTTTTCTATGTTTGACTTGCGGTCAATAGTTCGCCTGTCCCCGAGCACCAGTGACTGTAAGAATCGCGTCGCATTTCCGCGTCTGGGTGGTGCATTAGTTCCGAGAGATAGATTAACTCATCTTTTCGGATTCGGTAGTATTCCGATGTTTCAACAGCGTAATAATACCAATCTTCTGAGTTTGGTAGCCGGATGGCTTGCAACTTTTCGATGCCTTCCTGAAGTTTTTCTTCTTCTGTCATAGTCATTGCCTCTCCAATCCGAGGGTGTCATCTTCCCACCCGTGGGCGATGGCATCTACCATCGACTCCACCATTCTTTCACCACGGCCATATCGCAGCATGGTGCGCCTGATCTTGCGCACCCTCGCTAGCGAGACACCGTGGTATTCAGAGGCCCATCGAGTCGTTCCTCGATGATGAATGCCACACTCTAACAGTGTGGTTGCGATTGATGTTGCTTGTTGTCGCGTCATCATACGCCTCCCTTCGTCACTGCTTCGGCGTGCGTCTGCTCACGCAGCACGACCTTGCCAACCCAGACTTTCCGGCCACCTGACAGCCGCTCAATCAGTAATCTCGGCGTGGTCTTCATTGAGTGCTTTCCCTACCTCTCGTAGCATGCCGTCCGATACTTCTGCGAGCGCATTCTCGAGCTCGCATAGCATTTCGTCGGCCTCTGGAGTCTCCAACCAGCGACGCCACCCTCGCCCCCATTCAAGGAGGAACTCCTCTATCTTGCTCGTCTTCATATTCTTTCCAACTTTCCGAGTAGTTGTTTCACCGCTTCCGATGGTCGAATGCCATTAAATGTTGCTCCCTCCCGCTCCTCTGCTAACGCATTGGCAAGGACACGCAGATTGCAGGACAGAGTCCCCAGCACATCATTGCGCGTTACTCCATCCGGGGGGCTCACTTCCCCTATCGTTATCAGGATGTCGGTCGCTATCGCGCTCACCGTGTGCGGCAGGTTTGCTTTCGTGCTCGCCTTCATAGCACGAGCCCGTACAGAAAGCAGCATGTCAGTATCAATGCCGCTATTAGTTCTTCGTATGTCATGTGGTGTCCTTTCGATGCGGTCGCTACGTCTCTACTCAGTCGCATACAACTCGCGGTCGCAGCGATAGACGGTGACGGTTCGGATGCGCATCCATGTTTTTCCGGTAGTGGCGTCGCGCTTGCGAAATCGCGCCGGCTTGGTCTTCCGCTGAAACGTAGAGCCCACAACTCGTGAGCTGTTTCCCTTGCCGGTCGATTTCTCGGATGTCTACGCGCCATTGAATAGTTCTCATAGTGGGACTCATACTCTTTCCTTTCGATGTGGTCGCTAGGTTTGGTTGTTAGGCGACGTGATTAGCCATTCCATTCGAGGTAACGCGCAATACTTTCTAGCTCGGTCTCGAAGGCGTTCACTACCATATACTCAACGCCGCGCATGGCGTTGATCGATGTGGTTAGTTCCGGGATGCGCTCAAGCGCATACTGTCGCAATCGACCGGTTTGCTGTTCAAGGGCTATCTCACCTATCCTTAGCTTTGCTGTCTCACTTTTGCTCATATTTCCTTTCATCGCTTCCGCCCGCTAAGGTTTCCCATCGCTTCCGCTGCAGTTCCGCTAAGAATTCCGCATCGCGGAGCGCATCAACCGCATCGCGACTGTCCAGCCTTTCGATCGCTTCCTTCAGCCAGTAGCTTACCGTCGGAGACCGCAGTAGCGACCGCTTCCTTTCTTCGTATCGGCTCATCACTTCCTTTCAGTTGAGGAGAACCCGACGGGTATTGCGTCCAGCACCTTACCGTGTGCGGCTCCGTTTCCGTGTCACTGTTTCTGTGTCCATCGGTACGCATTGCCACGACTGCGTGCGCTTTGGCCTGCCCCGTCCACTCGACGTGGTCACGCAGTAGGTTTTCCCGTCTGGTTCTCGTAATCAATCACTCTCGTAGAGCTTTTTCGTTTGCTTCCGAATCCAAATTCTCGCTTTCTCCCGCTCTTCATCTGGCAGCCGGGAACGATCGGATTCGACTTCGTTCTTTAACAGTAGCTTTTGAATTGCTTCGTTCGTGCTCATCACATACTACCTTTCATTCGCGCTACATGGTCGCTAGGTTTGATCGTTAGGGAGTCCACCTCCTAGGCTTTCAGCAACTTGAGCGTCCGCAAACGACGGATGGCGTCTTTCTTGCCTTGCGCCTGACCCAGAAGGAACCCGCGTTCCCTTGGTGTTCTTGGATGTTCGTAGTCCTCGCGCTCTGCCTCCGCTTCGTGGACTGATATTTCGATTTCTAGGCTTTCTATGATGCTATCGATTGTCATATGTTCCTGCGGTTAATGTTAATAGTCGCTAGGTTTGGCTGTTAGGGAGTCCACATCCTAGGCTTCCAACAAGCCAGCTTCCTTGAGCATCTCTTCCATGCGGTCAAGCTTGCGTTTCAGCTCATCATTCTCGGCTGCCAACTTTTCAACCTTTGCCTTGCTCGTGCTCGGTTCCGACGGTGGTAACTCTTGCTTGAACGTGAAAGAGATTCGGTCTCCTTTAGCGTTCTGTCGAATCCCGAGACCGGTGAAGTCGGATCTTGAGGAGAGTGCGCCTATCACGCCCGCTTGGACGGTTTTCAGGTGATCAGTCACTTGCCGGTGGAGCCACTTTGCCTGACTTCCTGTCAAATCGTGACGGTCCTTCATCGCTTTTCGCGAACAAGGCGTCAGGCTCACTGCCCCTGTCGACGTTTCCCGACTTGCCAGGCAATCATTCAATGCAATGTTTGCCTTGCCTACGGTAATTCGCACGTCTCGCGTTTTCACCGCAATCATGGCGTTAGCGTTGATCGTCGAATCCTCATTCTTCGTAACGGTATTTTCACTCATTAACAATTCCTTGGTAGTCGGGCAGTCTAGACTCACCGCGAGCCTTACCAGACTGCCCGATCCAAGGAACGGTTGAATGAGACGCCTCAAGCAATCATTACGTTCGTGGGGAGCTATCACTCGCCCGGTTCCGACTACTCTTGAGGGAATGGCATGACCTGTTCCTGGCGTCTAACCCGTTCCTTAAATCCGTGAGAACCCGCCTGTTTTATAGCTCGCGCTCACTACGCTTCGGTTTTACGTACTGCCCCAGCCTCGCTACCGGTGAGATTCCTACTCACTTCGTCGGCGGTGTTTCCACCCTTTCGACTCCCACATAGGGACCGCGATCAATTCTTCGACAGATAACCTACACTGTAGCAGTAGGGGCACTCGTTCAAGCTTGGCACATGCCGTTGTCGGCCAGAGGCTTTGCTTAGTTCACTGAACTTAGTCTAGTGGACTAACTTCGTGTGATCTGCCACCGTTGGCTTGGCTTTCCGTTTCCGGATTTGCCGCTGATGGCAACAATGAGACCGGATTCGCGGCACTTCGACGATCGGAAACGATAGTGTCCCGCGCACGTAAGGGATGCCGTAAGCGCCTCAACGGCAGGCATTTGCAGAACCGAGGAGTCATCGAACTTCTTGAAAAACATAGGGAGACGCACGCGATACGCACGCGCAGGGGGAGGTAGGGGGGGATACCCCACCATGGCCACTTCATCTATAATGGGTCCCCTTCACACATTCTAATGAAAAAAAGAATCCCTTCTAATGACCAGCAGAAAAGTAAGCTGATCGGATAGGACTACCGACCCAATCGTCAGGGTCGAAATCACGGATGAAGATTCTATGAGTCATGAGAGGGATGTGGCTGAATTCGGAAGGAGGGGAATCATGGAACAGGAAAGCGATGGTGTGGTCGGTCGCGACGAGGCCTGACGGATAGACCGAAACGGATGTGTTACCGTCAGCATAAGTTGAGAAGAGCACGTCCATTTTCAGAAGAGGTAATCGAGGGCTTTCATGGCCTCATTTGAGCGTCCTCCCTGAGAGCGTTTGAAAGTGCGTTTGGCTACCTTGACATTGGAGAGGCCCTTCAAATGGA